GTGGGATTTTTTTGCGGGGGGACCCGGGGGTTTCGGGCAGGAATCGGAGGGTTCTGTTGACGCTGGCCCTCGATATGCGCGGTTCGGATGTGGTGGAGGAGCTTTCACTCGAGGGTGACTCCGTCGCGCTGAGGTTGATGATCCGCGAGGTCGGCAGGCTGGTGGATCGGTTGGCGAAGCTGGATCTGATCCTGTCGGGCGACGTCTCGACGTGGACGAAGCTCGTGACCGGGAAGGACTCGGTCATCGAGGTGCGTGTCGATCACGCTCTCGCGGAGGCGCGTCAGCAGACGACGTCGCTGCGTCAGCTGCTCGCGGAGATCGAGCGGCAGCGCGGCGGCAACCCCGGAGGGGGTTCCGGTGGCAGCGGCGACGAAGACGGCCTCTCCGGGCTCTGACCTGTCGGACTGGCCTCGGCTGGAAGGCCGGCAGGAACCGCGGCTGTTGTCGGAGTGGGATGGCGACGACACCGACGGTGTGAAGGCGGTCGAACTGGGTCGTCGGGTCGGCAAGAAGGCGATGCCGTGGCAGTCGACGATGCTGCGGGCGTGGATGCGGCGCCGTCCGGACGGGTTGTGGACTCACCCGGAGTGTGTGGCGATCATCGCGCGTCAGAATGGCAAGACGCTGCTGGTGATCCTGCGAATTCTGTGGGGTCTGTTCCTGGCGAACGACCGGCAGGGCGAGCGGATTGTGTACTCGGCGCAACGCTGGCCGACCGCCGAGGACGTGTACAAGCGCGTGTGGGCGATCATCGAGGCCCGCCCGTGGCTGAACCGGCGTGTGACGCAGCATGTGTGCTCGGGTGGGCGCGGTCTGATCGTGACGGACCGGGGCGCGCGGTGCGCGTTCGTCACCCGGTCGGCGGACCTCGGTAAGGGGTTCGACGAGGTCGACCTTGTGATCTACGACGAGGCGTACAACCTGACCGACACCCAGACGGGTGCGCTGGACCCGACGCAGACGGCGGCGGCGAACGCGCAGACGATCTACCTGTCCACCGCGGTGGACGAGGACACGATGCCGAATTGCCACGTGCTGGCGGCGATCCGGCGGCGTGGCCTCGCTGGCGAGGAAGACCTGTACTTCGCCGAGTGGTCCCCGGAGGACGGGATGCCGTTCGACGACCCCGATACGTGGGCGTTCGTCAACCCGTCGTACGGGGTGATCCAGAAACCGCGGTTCCTGCGGACGAAGGCCCGCAACGCGAACACGTCGAGGAAGCGACGGATCTTCGAGCTCGAGTTCCTCAACCGCGGTCATTGGCCGAAACCCGAGGACGATGTCGAGCTGCTGGTCGACCTAGAGGAGTGGTCGAACATGCGAAACCTCTCGCCGCAGTTGACCGGTCCGATCGCGTTGGCGTTGTCGCGCACGCGCAGTCGAAACCGGTGGGCGCTGGCGGCGGCACAGCATCGGATCGACGGCAAGGTGCACGTCGAGGTGGGGTACTTCCGGCAGGCGACCGCGCAGGAAGTCGTCAGGTTCGTGATGGCGGTGCTCGAGCGGTCCGATCCGGTGGCGCTGGTGATGGACTCGCACGACCTCGCGAAGTCGGTTGTCCCGCTGCTGATCGCGGCGGAGGTCGAGCCGGAGCTGTTGTCGGCGTCGCAGTACGCGGAGGCGTGCGGCGGGTTCCTCGATGACGCGACGTCGGGGCAGCTGTCGCACGCCGGTGACGCGGAGATCCTTCGGGATGCGGTGGCGGATGCGGCGAAACGGGATCTGCCGAAGGGCGACTTCGTGTGGGACGACTCGGTGGGTGACTCCGCGGCGCCGCTGAAGGCGATCACGTTGGCGCGGTGGGCGCTGATCACGTTCGGCACGCGGGCGAAGAAGAAGCCGGCGTCGCCGTCGCGCGGTAGCGGGCAGCGGACGAGTACGAGCCGGGTGACTGGCGAATTGGACCTGATGGCAGCGGGATTCTAGGGAGGTGACACGTGGCAACTGAACCAGTGGTGAAGCCGCCGAAACCGGCGATCCGTGAGAAGGGCTATGTGCACGGCCAGATCTCGGCGTCCGAGGCGGGGTTCTCCCAGTGGGAGATGTTCGAGCGTGTCCCCGACCTGCAGTGGCCGGCGAGTGTGCAGACGTTCTCGCGGATGCTGCGCGAGGACTCGCGGGTGTCGTCGCTTCTGGCGGCGATCACGCTGCCGATCCTGCGGGCGCAGTGGCGGATCGCCCCGAACGGCGCGCGCGACGAGGTCGTCGAGTTCGTGGCCCGCAACATGCGGTTGCCGATCGACGGCGCCGAGGAAGAATTGAACTACGGCCGCTCCAAGGGCCGGTTCTCGTGGAAGCATCACCTCCCGCAGGCACTCACAGCGCTGCCGTATGGGCATAGCGTGTTCGAGCAGGTGTACCGCGAGGAGAACGGCAAGTTCTGGCTACGCAAGCTCGCCCCGCGCCCGCAGCGCACCATCTCGAACTGGAACGTCGCGCTCGACGGCGGCCTGATGTCGATCGAGCAGGCCGCGCCGGCGTCGACTGCGAAGGTGATCTACGGCCCGAAGCCGCTGTCCATCCCGATCACCCGGCTGGTGGTCTACACCCGCGACATGGAACCGGGCATGTGGGTGGGGAACTCGCTGCTGCGGCCGAGTTTCAAGCACTGGCTGATCAAGGACGAGTTGATCCGGTATCAGGCGATGGCGATCCGCCGTACCGGCATGGGTATCCCCGTCGCGACGGCCGCCGACGGGGCGTCCGACGACGATGTGAACAAGCTCGCCGACATGGCGATGCAGTACCGCGGTGGCGACAACGCCGGCATCGGCCTCCCGTTCGGCGCCGACCTGAAGCTCGTCGCCCCGAACGGCAACCTGATCGATATCGGCGCCGCGATCGCATACCACGACAACATGATCGCGATCGCCGGTCTCGCCCACTTCCTCAACCTCGAGGGAAAGGGCGGCTCGTACGCACTGGCCAGCGTCCAGGAGCACACGTTCTCCCAGTCGGTGCAGACCGTCGGCGAGCAGACCCGCGACATAGGCAACGCGCACGTCATCGAGGACCTCGTCGACATCAACTTCGGCCTCGACGAGCAGGCTCCGCTGCTGGTGTTCGACGAGATCGGCTCCCACCAGACCGCCACCGCCGCGGCGCTCAAGATGCTCGTCGAAGCCGGCCTGCTGTCACCCGACATCCTCGTCGAGCAGAAAGTGCGCCAGCACTTCGGCATTCCCGCGAAGACTGACGACACGCCACCGGCGCAGCCGACGCCCGGGTCGGCGCCCGTCGCGCCGGCCGCGAGCGCACGGCCAACTGTTGCACAGCGCGCAACAGTTGGCGCTGACCAGGGGACATTGTTCTGATGGTCGACGTCCCCACGACGCCGGTCCTCGCGACCATCCCTCGTGTCGAGCTCGGCTCAGTCGGCACGTGGGACATCTCGAACATCGCCGGATGGCATCCGACCGCCGAGGACTTCGCGTCCGCGGTCGCCGCGCTCGACTGCCCTGCGGTGCGGCGCCCGGTCCTCAAGTTCGGCCACTCCGACGGACCCGGAGACCCGTCGATCGGCATCGTCGACAACCTCGCCACCACCGACGACGGACAGACCCTCGTCGGTGACTTCGTCGGTGTCCCAGCGTGGCTCGCTTCTGCCGACACCGAGGGACGGTCGGTCATCGCGTCGGCCTACCCCGACCGATCCGGCGAGTGGGAACACAACTACGTGTGCCAGCTCGGCCACACCCACCCGTTCGTCCTCCACGCCATGGCGCTGCTCGGTGTGACGAAACCGGGAATCGGAGATCTGCAGTCCCTGTACGACCTGTACGCCAAAGCGCCGCAGGAGAAGGAGATGGCTATGGCCTCAACAGCTCTGGCGTCTGTGACCGTCGATCAGGTGCGCGCGGCGTACTACAACGGTCCAGCCGCCACCAACTACAACCTGTGGATCCGGGAGATGCTCGTCGACCCGCCGCAGCTCATCGTGCAGAACGACGCCGACAGCACGCTGCTGAAAGTGCCGTTCACCGTGGCGGACAACGACGTCACGTTCGGTGAGCCGATGAAGGTGACGGTCGAGTACGTCGACTCCACACCGGTGACCGTGACTCCCGAGGAGGGCGAGCCCGAGCAGGTCGCCGCCTCGGCCCCAGCCGTTCGGTTCGCATCGCGCGCCGAATCCCGCCCCGGCCGTCCGGCCGAGGTGTCGAAGCCCGCCGCGGGAGCGGACGGGGCAACCACCGAAGGAGGCTCAGACGTGGAGATCACGAACGAGCAACTGGCGGCCCTCCGCACCGCTCTCGGGCTCGCGGACGACGTCGACCTCGACGGCATCATCGCCGCTGTCGAGGAGGTCGCGCAGAAGGCGGCCGACAACACCGAAGACACGACCGCGGGCGACGGCACACCGGCCGCCGGCACACCCGCTGCGGCATCGGCCGGTGCCGGACTGCCCGATGGCGTCGTCGCGATCGACGCCGGACGCCTGGAGACGCTCGAGGCCAACAGTGCCCGGTTCGCCGCGCACCTGGAGAACGAGCGCAAGGCGGGCATCGAGAAGACGCTCGCCTCGGCGATCTCCGAGGGCCGGATCACCCCGGCGAACAAGGAGACGTGGCGCAAGTCGTTCGACGCCAACCCCGAGCACGCTCGCGAGTTGCTGGCATCGATGACGCCCAACTCCGCCGTCCCGGTCCACGAGCTGGGCCACTCGACCGAACCTGCCGACACCGCCGACGTCCGCGAGGACCCGGCCTACAAGAACTGGAGCGTCTGACATGCCCGGAATCGTCCAGGTCACCCAGCGTGGCCCGAAGACCTTCACCCCGGCCGACAATCAGGTCATCAAGGGAGGCCAGCTCGTCGAGGCCCGCACCGGTGGCCGCATCGGTGTCGCCGCCGCGGGCAGCCTCAAGGTGCTCGGCGTCGCGCTGACCGACGCTGTCGCACCCGAAGATTTCCCCGGCGCCAACGGCACCGACGCGATCGGCCGCCCGGTCGTCTCCCTCGCGCCCATCCCCACCACGGTGGCCGTCGCCTACGCCGGCACCGAGGTGAAGGTGACCTACGCCGCCGACGCGACGTTCGGCGACAAGCTGATCGCTGCGGCGAACGGCCAGGTCACACCGGCAGGCGCCACCCCCGACGCCCGCACGATCGTCGGTATCTGCACCGAACCCGCTGGCGTCGACGTGTCCGAAAAGGCAGTCGGCCTGATCCGTCTCGCCTGAGACACGAACCCGAAAGGACCATCCTCATGGCCAACACCCTCGTGAGCGTCAGCGACGGACCGAGCTTGACCGTCTCTGACCTCGTCAAGAACCCGCTGTGGGTGCCGACGAAGCTGAAGGAGCTGATGGAGAATCAGTTCATCAGCGAGGCGCTGCTCCGCAACGGCGGCAAGAACGACGCCGGTGTCGTCGCGTTCCGCGAAGGCGATCCGACGTTCCTCGACGACGACGTGCAGGATGTCGCCGAGTTCGGCGAGATCCCGGTGAGCGCCGGTCGACTCGGCCTGCCGCGTGCCGCGTACGCGACGAAGAAGGCTCTCGGCGTTCGCATCTCGAAGGAGATGATCGACGAGAACAAGATCGACGCGGTGAACAAGCAGATCACCGGTCTGCGCAACACCTTCGTCCGCGCGAACGATCGCGGCGCGAAGGCGCTGTTCTCCTCGCCGGCCGTTCCGACGATGCCTGTGTCCGAGCCGTGGGATGACCCGCTGGGCAAGCCGCGCACCGACCTGGCGAAGGCGATCGAGGAGATCTCGACCGCCACACCGGATGAGGCGACCGAAGACGAGTACTACGGTTTCGAACCCGACACCATCGTGCTCCACCCCGGGCTGCTCGCCACCCTGATGGACAACGAGCAGATCCTGAAGGTGTACCAGGGCAACGTGGCGAACGAGTCGATCGCCTACACCGGTGCGATCCCGGGTCTGCTGATGGGACTCAACGTGATCAAGTCGCGGACGTTCCCGGTCGACAAGGCGCTCATCCTCGAGCGCGGCACGGTCGGCTTCTACTCCGACACCCGGCCGCTGCAGTTCACCACGCTGTACGCCGAGGGCGGTGGCCCCAACGGTGGCCCGCGCGAGACCTGGCGCTCGGACGCTTCGCACAAGCGCGCCATCGGCCTCGACCAGCCGAAGGCCGCTCTCTGGCTCACAGGGCTGGTGGCCTGAGTCATGGCTGAGTTCGTCCTGACCGCATCGCGTTTCGACTTCGTCGTCGACCGCGATGACAAGGGCCACCCGATCAGGGTGATCAAGTACCGGCGCGGTGATGCCGTGACGGGGCTGCCCGATCATCAGGTGTCGCGGCTCCTCGCGGCCGGTGCGATCGCACCGGCCGCCGAGGTCGAGGAGGTCGTCGACGCGGCCCAGAACCTCGATCAAGCGACCGCGGAGCTCGCCGACGCTCAGACCGACGTCGAGGAGGCGCGCGGCGACGCGGCCACCTCGGTGAGCGAGCTCAACACCCAGCTCGCTGAGCCCGTGCGGCCGAAGATCACCGCCACCAAGAAGGTGTGGGTCGAGTACGCCGTGGCTCGCGGCTGGAAGGCCGAGGACGCGGAGAAGCTCGACAAGCAAGAGCTGATCGAGGCGCTGGCGTGACGAGTGGAGAGGGGACGGCACCGTTCCTGACGACCGATGAGTTCGTGGCGCAGTGGCGTCCTCTCTCCTCTGCCGAGCGCGCCTACGCCGAGCAGCTCCTCGCCGCAGCGGCTCGCCGGATCCGCCGCAAGGTGCCCGGCCTCGCGGCCGACGATCCGGACGCGAAACTCGTGTCCTTCCAGGTCGTTCGGTCGGTCCTCGAATCCGACGAGGCCCGCGCGTCGATGCCCGGTCTCAGCACGTTCTCCGAGACGGTGGGCGAGAAGATCACCTCGGGGAAGCTGATCAACCCGGACGCGTTGCTGGTGTTCACGCCGTACCACTGGGAGCAGCTCGGTGTGTCGTCGAAGCCGCAACCGCGGTGGAACTTCCCGCGAAACGACTACTGATGCCGCGGTTCTACACCGAGCAAGTGCAGATCGTCCGGCCGGTGAAGGTGTCGGACAAGTACAACCCCGACGGCGAGATGCTGTCGTGGGAAGGGGCGCAACGCCTCTCGGTTCCGTTCAAGGTTGAGGTGCAGCCCCGCACCCAGTACGAGACCGACGAGAACGGCACCCGCGTCGCGACCCGAACCGTGTGGTGGCTCTGCACCCCGCGGGGCAAGAACCTCGACGTCGAGCCGACCGACCGGATCGCCCACGCGGGCCGCGACCTCGACGTCGTTGGCGAGATCAAGCGCTGGCCAGCACCCGAATTCGAGTCCGGCGTCGACCACGTCGAACTCACCCTCGAATACAAGAGCGGATAGGACCTGCCATGCCCAAGGTTCCGAACAGAGTCACGATCGACCGCAAGCAGCGGAAGGTGTTCGTCGACGGTGTCGAGTTCCCGTGGATGATCGCCGAACAGGGCCCGGACGTCGATGACATCGCCAACCCGCACGCGATTCCGACCGTCACGATCCCGATCATCGCGGCCGACGTCGAGGTGATTCCCGCAGGTGACCACGTAATCACCTACGGCGACCGCGGCGGCCGGACTTCGGAAGAAGTCATGGACTACCTGGATAAGCGATGACCGAGCAGCCGACACCCTGCGAGGTCGTGTTCGACTACGCCCGCGACGTCGTCGTGTTCGACGGGACGGATCTGCCGTTCCCGCTGTCGGCGATCCGGGCGAGGGTGGTGGCCGAGGATGGGCACGCGGTCGTGACGCTCACCCTCGACGTCGACCAGGTCCGCACGGTCGCCGCGCTGCCAGAGAAGCCGGAGGAGCCCGAAGAAGCGCCGGCGCCGGGCCCGGAGCAGCGGTTCGAGAACCAGCTAGACGCCATCCGCCGCCAGAACGGGACGCGTCGTGGCTGACGATCTGGTGCGGATCGACGCAGACCGCATGTTCCGCGAGCTCAACCGGACGCCGCGCGTCCGCCGCGCCGTACGCGCCCGGGCCCGCGGGATCGCCGCCCGCGCCCGCCGTATCGACCAGGCCGAGAACGACGGCCGCGCCGACATCACCCTGTCCGAACGCACCATCGGCAACGGCCGGTTCGTCGTCCACGTCGAATCGACAGACGCCGACGGCGAGCACGGCAACTCCACCACTGTCCGTCGACGCACCCTCCGAAGGGCCATCGGCTCCCGATGACCGACAACGGATTCCCCGACGCCCTCGAGAAGGTGATCGGGGCGCTCAACACTGCCCTCCCGCTGGCCTACGTCGGCGACGAACTTCCACCCCAGACGGCGCTCGAGAACCGCCTCCCGATCGTCCTCGTCCAGGACGTCCCCGGCGGATCCCGGGCGGTGCCGTGGCAGGCCGGCGGCGGCCCGCTCATCGACGTGTTCGCTGCCGACTTCTACATCCTCGGCCGCAACCGAGAACAGTCCCGCGAGTACGCCGCCCGCACCCGCGGGATCCTGTTCTCGCTCGTGTATCGCGACGACATCGAGATCAAGAAGGTGATCGAGGTGTCGGCGTTCTCCCGGGCGACCGATTTCAACCCGCGCGTGAAGCGCGAACACGGCGAGTACCACTTCCACATCGGCCGCGACACAGCCTGATTCGCCCCGCGGCACCCCAGATCCGGACCTGCCAGGACCGTTCACCGCAGACCCCTCCGATAGGGGCTGCTTCCACATGCCTACACGCAGAATGAGGAGGACGTGATGGCAGTCCCAACCATCGATGGGTTCAAGGCCGAGGCCGCGCGCGTCGGCGTCACCGGCCGCATCGACATCGCATCGCTCACCGCAGGTGTGCTCCCGCACGACATGAGCAACCTGACGACCACCGGGCCCGGCGGCTACACCAACCTCGGATACATCTCCGACGACGGTGTCACCGAGGGCCGCGACGAGGACAACCAGGAATTCGTTCCCTGGCAGGAGAACTCGGCGATCCGCTACGAGATCACCAAGTCCGTCGTGACGCTCGAGTTCACGCTGTGGCAGTCGACCCTGGCGACCGCCGGGTTCTACTACGGCGTCGACGCGGACGACATGTTCCTCAACGACGACGGGTCGGTGTTCTTCGACGAGTCGGGCAAGCCCGACGTCAAGCAGCACAAGCTGGTGCTGACCGTCGTCGACGGGTCGCGCGCCCGCCGCACCTGCCTCGCGGCCGCCCAGGTGACCGAGCGCGGCGAGATCACCTACAAGTCCGACGAGATGATCGGCTACAACGTCACCGTCACCGGCTTCCCGGGCGAGGACGGCCCCGACGGAAACGCGCTGTCGCGCCGCCGGATCTTCATGGAGGGCTGGGACACCACCGGCCTCCAGGAGTACGTGCCGCCGACGCCGTAGCCCCCAAGACGGGTGCGGGGCGGGGAGTTTCCCTGGCAGGTCCGCCCCACCCCGCACCCTTGCACCACCTCTGGACCTGCCGATCTCTGAAAGGGGCCTGCCATGGCTGACATCGATCTCGACCTCTACATCGCGCAGCGTGAGGAAGCTCGCGCCAACGGCGACACGGAGGTGTACACGTTCGACTTCGAGGGCAAGTCGTTCGAGAAGACCGAGGGTGACACGTTCACCTTCAAGTTCCAGGGCCGCGACTGGGTGGTCCGGGACATGCAGTTCCTCACCGACGCCGAGAAGGATCAGCTCGAGCCGCTGACCGCCGACGTCGACGTCGCCGCCTGGTACATGGGTGAGACGCAGTACGAGGAGTTTCTCGCGGCCGGCGGTGAGTCGTGGATGTTCAACCAGGCATTCACCGACTACGGCAAGAAGATTCGCGACGAGCTGCAGGGAAACCCTACTCGGCGGAATCGCTCCTCGCGCCGCGCGGCGTCGAAGAAGTCGAAGCAGCGCTAGACGCGACGTACCCGGGTCTGTGTGACCCGGCCAACGCGCGGGGTGTTCTCGCCCGGTATCACCGCGGCGAGATCACCCTCCGCAAACTGCGGGTGCTGATCGACGGTCTACCCCAGGGCCGGACGGCGATCGATCAGGCGAAAACCGGTGGGCAGCAGTGGGGCTGGATCGAGCAACTGCTGTGGATGCAAGTGCGTCTCATGCAGATTCAGACCGCCAGCATCTCGAACCGGCTCGGCAAACCCAAGGTGAAGGTGCCCAAAGAGCACCCGAAGTACCCGTGGACCGACGTCGACGAGGACGAACCCACGAAGTACGGCAACCGTGGTGACCACTCGTCCGAGGACGTCATGGCGTTCCTCGACTCTCTCTGAACGACCCCCGACGGCAACCGCTTTCGGGGGTCGTTCTGTCTCTCTTTCCCAGATCGGAGGTGGAATCCGTTGGCCGAAGATGTCGTGTACGTGCCCGTAGCGCCGTCGGCGAAGGGGTTCATGGCCACTGTGGTGAAGGAGGCGTCGGGCGCGGCCCGGGCGGGCTCCGCCGCGATGGAGAAGGAGTTCGCGCGCGGCGGCCGCGAATCCGGACGGTCCGCGGCGCGCGGCGTTGACGACGGCCTGTCCCGCGGGAACATCGGCGTCAACTCGGTCAAGGCGCGGATGGCGAAGCTCGCCGCCCAGATGCGCGGCATCGGCCGCACCGCCGGTCACCAAGGCGCGCTCGGCGTCAACGACGGTCTCAACCACATCGACTACAGCCGCGTCGGCGACGAGCACGGCCGCAGCTACGGCCGCGGGTTCGTGCGCGGTGTCCGCAACGGGCTCGTCGGGATCGCAGCCACTGTGGGACTCGTCAACGCCGGGTTCCGGGGAACCGTCCGGCACATCAGCACGATCGCCACCGCCACCATGTGGGCGTCGAGGATCATGCGGGGATTCGCAGTACAGGTGATGGCGGGCGCCGTCGCGATGCGACTCCTCGCCGGTCAGGGGTTGGCGAAACTCGCCGGTTGGCTCCGAGCGGTCGCGGCACTCGCCGGTCGTCTCGCCCGCGACGTCGCGCGCGCCACCGCGGCGGTGTTGGTCCTGTCGGCGGCAGTCCGCACCCTCGGCCGCGTCATGCGCGTCACCCGCGTGATCGGCATGCTCACCGTCGGACTCGCCGCTCTCATCGGCATCGCGAGCACCGCAGCGCCCGCACTCGCCGCGCTGAGCGCCGCGATTGTCACCCTCGGGTCGGCGGCCGGCGGCATCGCGATCGCCGGACTCTCCGCTCTCGGCGCCACCATCGCCGGACTGAAGGTCGGCCTGATGGGCGTCGGCGACGCGTTCAAGGAGATGGGCACCTCCGGCGCCGGCAGCGCGGCAAAGGTCGTCGACAACACCAAGGACATCGCGCGCGCCGAACGGGGTCTGACGAAGGCGGTCGAGGCCGAGAAGGACGCGCAGGAAGACGTGTCGAAGGCCCGCGACGACGCTCGCAAGAAGCTCCGCGACCTCGATTTGCAGCTCCGCGGCGCCGCCCTGTCCGAGCGCGACGCCCAGCTGTCGCTGCGGGAGGCTCGATCCGACCTCGCGAAGGGCGGATTCGAGACCGGCACCGAGCGCGAGCGGGCGGTCCTCGCGGTGCAGGAAGCCGAACTGCGGCTCGCCGAGGTGCAGCGCGATAACAACGACCTCGCGAAGGATGCGGCCTCCACCCGACGTAAGGGTGTCGAGGGCTCCGACGAGGTCGTCGCCGCCCAGGAGCGGCTGCGTGACGCCACCGAAGCCACCAGGGACGCCCAGGAGGCGCTCGCAGACGCGCGCCAACCGAAGGACACCGGTGCGAGCGCGGCCGCCGACAAGCAGGCCGAGGCGATGGCGAAGCTGTCGACGAACGCCCGCTCGTTCGTCGAGTCCGCGATGGGTGTCAAGCCCGCGTGGGATGCGATGCAGCGCGGCGTGCAGGACACCCTGTTCGCCGGTCTCGCGGAGCGACTCCCGCAGCTCGCCGACACGTGGCTCCCACGACTGGGCGGCGCCCTGCGCACCGTGACGGGCGGGTTCAACACCGGCGCACGTTCGGTCGTCGACTGGATGAACTCCGCGCAGGGCATCCCCATTGTGTCGTCGTGGCTGCGCACCTCCTCTGGGATGGCGGCGCAGGCCGGTACCGCGCTCGGCGCGCTCGCACCCGGACTCGCTTCGATCGCCGCCGGCGCGGGTGAGGCGTTCGCCCCCATGGTGGCGGGCGCGACGGAGGGCGCGAAGTCCCTGTCGGACATGCTCGTCCAGGCTCAGCAGTCGGGCCGCATCAAGCAGTACTTCACCGACGCGTTCAACCAGGTCAAGACGGTCATCCAGAACGTGACCGCGGTCGTCGGGCCGCTGTGGACCGCGTTCATGCGGCTCGGTCAGATCTCGGCGTCGGGCCTCGCCCCCGGGATGCGGTCGATCGGTGCCGCGATCACCGAGGCGACACCCGGGCTGGTGCAGATGGCCGAACGGTTGATGCCGGCCCTCGGGCAGGCGCTCACCAACCTAGCCCCGATCATCCCGGGAATCGTGCAGGCATTCTCACCGTGGGCCACGATCCTCGCCGTCATGGCGCCCCACATCGCCACGGTGATGTCGCACCTCGGGCCGATGGCTCCCGTGCTGCTGACTCTCGCGGTGACGGTCAAGGCGATCACGATGGCGATGACGCTCTACAACGCCGTCATGGCCGTCGCGTCGGTCGCCCAGGGCGTGTTCTACGCCGCGACCGGACGCAGCACCGCGGGCCTGCGGGGCAACCTCATCGCCCTCGCCGCGCACCGCGTCGCCATGCTCACCGGCGCGGTCGCCTCCGGCATCTTCGGCGCCGCACTCGCCATCGCAACGAGCCCCATCACCTGGATCATCGTCGCGATCGGCGCGCTGATCGCCGGGCTCGTCCTGTTCTTCACCAAGACCGAGATCGGCCGCAAGATCTGGACCACCGCATGGAACAGCATCAAGGCGGCGGTCGCGGTCGTGTGGTCCTGGCTGCAGCAGACCGTGTGGCCCGCCATGATGTCCGCGTTCCGGATGCTCGGCGCCGTCGTGATGTGGCTGTGGCGCAACGTCATCACACCCGCGTTCAACGCCATCAAATGGGTGATCGGCGTCGCCTGGAACGCCGTCAAGCTCTACTTCGGACTCTGGGTCGGCCTGTTCCGCAACGTCATCGGACCCGTCGTGATGTGGCTGTGGAACACCATCATCTCGCCGGCGATGCGCGCCATCGGCGCCGTCATCGGCTGGGTGTGGAACTCCCTGATCAAGCCAGTGTGGGACTCATTCCGACGCAGCCTCGACATCCTCGGTGAAGCCTTCAAATTCCTGTGGAACAACGTCATCAAGCCCACCTGGGATGCCCTCGGCGCCGGGATCAGTTGGGTCGTCGACAACATCATCACCCCCGCGTGGGACGCTCTCAAGTCCGGATTGAGCGCGGTCGGCGGATTCTTCGACACCATCGTCACCGGGATCGGCAACGCCTGGGACAAGATCAAGAGCTTCGTCGCGAAGCCGATCAACTTCGTCCTCGGCACCGTCTGGAACAAGGGCCTGCTGCCCGCGTGGAACACGATCGCCGGGTTCCTTCCCGGGCTCAACCCGATGAAGCCTGTCGCCGAGGTCGCGTTCAAGGATGGCGGCCCGGTCCCGATGGGCTCGGGTGCCAAGCGGGGCAAGGACTCCGTCCACGCGCTGATGATGCCCGACGAACACGTGTGGGATGTCCGTGACGTCCGACGTGCTGGCGGTCACGGCGCGATGTACCGGATGCGCAACATGGTCGACTCCGGGCGCCCGTTCACCTGGACCCCCGGCGGTCTGAGCCCGGTGTCCGAGGGCGGCCCGCTGCCTCGTTTCGAGAAGGGCGGCGCGGTCGCGGCGGGGCAGAAGCTCTCCCCGATGCCCGGTGAGGGCGGGTTGCAGGCGATCGGTCAGCTGATGCGCCGCATCATCTTCAAGCTGTGGCCGAAGATCAAGGACATCGGCGGCTACCGCCAGGACAACTTCGACGAGCACCCGTCGGGTCGCGCGCTCGACGTGATGGTCGGCTCGGACAAGAAGCTCGGCGACCAGGTGAATGCGTTCGCGCACGCCAACAACCCGAAGTTCCCGCTGCAGCACTCCATCTGGCAGCAGGCGATGTGGTACCCGCCGAAGATGCGGCGCGAGCCGATGGGCGACCGCGGATCGCCAACGCAGAACCACATGGACCACCCGCACCTGTGGTGGAAGCCGCAGAACGTCAACCCGAACGTCGTGCCCGAAGGCCTCGTCACCGACGGATTCGGCGGCCCGTCGACCGCGGAGATGCTCAATATCGTCAAGAAGAAGATCTCCGAGATCATCGACAAGGCTTTGAATCCCATCAAGCAGGGCCTGACGTCGATCGTCGGTTCGCCGCCCCCGGAATGGCTGGGAATCCCGCCGAAGATCTTCGACATCACCAAGACGAAGGCGATCGAGACGGCGTTCAATCTGGCGGCGAAGCTCGGCGACAAACTCAAGGGCGCGTACGACGCGGCGAAGAAGGTCACCTCGATCGTCACGAACGTGGTGAAGTCGCCGTTCAAGGCGCTCGGCGGACTGCTGCGCGACCAGGGCGGTTACCTGCCGAAGGGTCTGTCGTTGGTGCGCAACGAGACCGGCAAGCCCGAGGCGGTCCTCAACTGGGACCAGCTCACCACCGTCAAGGACATGATGGAGGCGTTCCGAGCTGTGTTCTCGGGGCAGTCGCCGGAGGCGGCGAGCGCGGCGCAGCAGCAGATCTCCGATCAGATGGCCGCGCGCCACGAGCAGGAGATCAAGGGCCTCACCGGTCAGCAACTCGCCGCGGTGCAGAAGCGCCACGACATGGAACGCAAGGCGCTCGAGGACAGCACCGCCCGGATCGAGGGGTACCGCGCCAGCGCGACCACGATCCGCGACACCCCGATGGTGGCGGCCGAGTCGATGGCCAAGGACACCGCCGACTTCTTCGGGTTCGGGAAGATCTTCGACACCATCTCGGGTCTCATCCCGCGACCAGGGGACGCCGCATCAGCCGGTACGGCCGGCGGTGCGGGCACCAGCTCGCTGAGCACCACGACGACGCCCAGCGCGACGGACCCGGTCTATGGCGACGGCTCGACGATCGAGCAGGGGCAGACGCCGTCGACGACGAAGATGCCCGACCTCGCGCCAGGTGGCTGGGAGCGGTACCCGTTCGCGATCACCGAGCAGGCGAAGAAGATGGGTCTGCCGAAGCGTGCCGCGATCATCGGGAACGCGACGGCGCTCGTCGAGGTGGGCGACCCGATGAAGATGTACGCCAACACCGCCGTCCCGGAATCGCTGAAGTTCCCGCACGACGCCGTCGGTTCCGACCACGACTCGATCGGCCTGTTCCAGCAGCGGCAGGCAGGGTGGGGGACCGTCGCCGACCGGATGGATCCGCACCGCTCGGCGAAGATGTTCTTCGACGCACTGATGAAGGTTCCCGGCTGGGAAACGATGGACATGGGTGCCGCGGCACAGGCGGTGCAGCGCAGCGCATTCCCCGGGAAGTACGCCGAGAGGATGCCGCGGGCGACGGAGCTCGTCGACAAGTTCGGCATCTACGACCAGGGCGGCTGGCTCAAACCGGGTGGCCTCGCGCTCAACCTGTCGAAGCGTCCCGAACCGATCCTCAACGGCGCGCAGTGGGCGTCGATCGATTCGATGCTCGAGGCGTTGCCGTCGGCGGCCGAGTTCAAGTCCGTCGCCGACCTCGGTGCCGCGGCGATGCGGTCGAGCGGCCGGATGCCGAACGAAGGCGACGACGCCCAGTCTTCGACCGGGCACCGCGACGCCCCGCTCGTCTGGGTCGAGAACCAGTACACGCATGACCCGGATGAGGCAGCACTCAAGACCGGCCGCGAGGTTCGCCGCGCGACCCGGTCCGAACAACTCGTGGGCGGGTGGGGATGAACAACCGTGCAGTCCTGACCGATCACACGATCGTCGAGTGGATCTCGCCGAAGGGCGAACGCGTCCGCCTATCGGGTGCGAAGAAAACCGCACCACCCGAACTGGGTGCGTGGCTGTCCACGGGCGGGATCGACGGCATCGGGCACCTCGACGTGAAGGCGCTGTTCGATGCCGCCGCCCGCCAGTGGGGCGAGGACTACGTCGGCGAGACCCTCGATCACGCGGAACTCGATGTGCCGCTGTTCATCCTCGGCGCCAACCCGGACGACTTCCGACGCCGCGTCGAGCACCTGCGGACACTCATCCGCCGGCACGAGGTCGGGTGGCTCGCGGTGTACACCAACTCCACCGGGTGGAGGTGGGTCGCCGCGCGCCTCGGCTACCTGAAGCCGACGTTCCCCTTCGACCCGAGTAGGACGTCGGCCGCCAACTTCGAGCTGATGCTGATCGTCGAGCACCCGATCCCGCGGGCCGCCGATCACGCCGACTCGTGGAAGAACACGACCAACACGGGCAAGGGGTCGGTGTCGATCTACCCGGGCCCGCTGTGGCAGGCGTGGCCGCAGTTCGCGTTCCAGGGCCCGGGACGGCTGCGGTTGCGGTACGCCGGCAACGACGTCGACCACCCGTTCACTGTTGTCGCGGGCGAGACGATCCTGATCAACACCGACGAGGCGCGCCCGACGATCCGATCGGCGAAGACCGGACGCAACCTGTGGCCGCTGATGAAGGGCCGCAAGTACACCCACCCCGTGCCGGAGGGTGAGGTGACGCGCGTCGACATCACCGTCACCGGCGGCAACACCAACACCGAGCTGTGGGTCATCTGCCGCCAGCAGTACGAGGGGCTGCTGTGAGCGTCCGCGGAGCGTTCGCGACGCTCACCCACGACGAACAGACCGAACGCGACACCTACAAGAACCCGAAGGCGGTCGTCGAGCTCCGCACCAAGGAGATGGCGATCTGGTCGATCTCCGGTGACTACCAGGATCTGAAGTTCACCGACAAGAAGTCAGCGGCCGGCGGGCTGACGATGTTGCTGCCGTGCGATGACCACTACGGCGACTACCTCGACGGACAGCCGAAGGCGACGGTCCGGCCGATCGTCGTCCGGCTCCCGGGCTACACGACGTTGTGGTTCATCACGAAGTTCACCCGCACCCGCAAGGGGTTGAAGCGCTACTACGAGGTCGAGGCGATCGGCGCGCTCGAACATCTGGCGTGGATCCGGCTGTGGCCCTGCCCGTGGTCTGTGGCCGAGTTCCAACCGATCAAGTACTGGTTCGGGCTCGGCCCGTCGGCCAGCATGTGCGCGCTCGCGTTGACCGCGAATCTCGTTCGGCTGCAGGGCGAGCTGTTCTCCATCCCGACGGGCAACCTGTTCTCACCGAGCGCGTGGAACGTCGTCAAGAAGGCGCTGCATCCGATCATCGTCAACCCGCGCAACAAGTTCATCGGCGACACATCGAAATGGGATTCGGCGTCGTGGCGGATGGACGAGGCGCTCACCGCCTTCACTGAGGTGTGTCAGGCGAACGACCTGCAGATCGTCTACCAGTTCTTTGACCCCGACGTCGACCCGCAGCCGTTCCCCGAGTTCATCCACCTCGACCGTCCGAAGCTGATCATCGACTTCGTCGAGAAGGGGCAGCCCGTCGGTTGGACCGGCACCGCGATCGACGGGTTCTTCCGCACCGGGATCCAGATGGGGTCCGACCTTCTCGGCTGGGTGTTGTACCCGATCCTCGGCGACGACGGTTACCAGAAGTACCTCGACCAGGTGGAGGGGACGATCGCGAACAAGCCGATCGCGGTCTACACCACCGGGAAGTACACGCCCGCTGACGAGTACGAGCAGACCACCCACACGGCGATGGCGTCGCGGGTGACGGCGGGCGGCAAGTCGCCCGAGTGGGTCAACACGCTGCTGGTGACGGGCGCGAACATGCTGCTGTCGGGGATCGGGGCGGCGGTCGGCGCCGCGCTGGTCGCCGCGACCGGCGGTGCGGCGGCACCGATCCTGCCGTTCCTCACCAACCTCGAGCTCGGCGCGTTCGAAGGTGTCGTCAAGGACACCGTGATGGCGTTCCACACCTCCGAGGACATCCAGCGCGCCAACGAGGCGGGGCCGTGGCGGTTCCGGGAGACGTTCGCCGAGAGCTCGTCGACCGGGCTGTCGATGGAAACGCTGTCGGGGATGAAGTCGGCCCACTGGGCGACGAGACCGTACATCTCGCATGCCATCTCGGTGCAGAACGGTTCGCCGTACTACATCGGGAAGGACCTGCAGCTCGGCGACCTCGTCGGTGTCCAGATGGCCGACGGGAAGGTCGAGGTCGAGTACCTCGAGGAGATCACCTACGAGGACTCACGCAGCGTGCGCGGCAAGTTGACGCTGCAGATCGGCCGGCCCGACGCCGAACGCGAACCCGGGTCCATCGCCCTGGGCAAGATCCGCCGATTCGGCACCTGGCTCACACGAGCAGCACTGAGCGAATGAAAGGAGCAACACTGCAATGAGTTTCAGAACAGCGTACGGCTACAAGTACTCCGAGAACGGTTGGCGGATGTGCAACCGCGACGAGTGCGTCACGGTCACCGTCGCCGGCATGGGCCTCCACGTCAGATCCGGTTACGCAGCAGAGGTGCTCGGCGCGTGGGTCCGCTGGTACCACGAGAACGTCGAGCCCATCGACCTGTACAAGCCCCTCGACGACTGGGGATGGTCGAACACCAACGACGTCGCGACGTCGAATCACCTCTCCGGCACCGGGGTCGACCTCAACGCCACCCAGTACCCGTGGGGGCGGCGCGTCATGCCGGCCGACCGCATCGCGAAGGTCCGGCGCGGTCTCGCCCTGTTCGAGGGCAACATCTTCTGGGGCGCCGACTGGTCGCGCGCCGACGAGATGCACTACCAGCTCGGCGCCGGAACCGCCGCCGGGGACGGGGCCTCGGCCAAGCTCATCGACTTCGTGCAGCGCCGGATCAAGAACGGACGGCTGGTCGACTCGGTCGCCCCTGCCGCCCTCGACGTCGGGCGCGTCAACGCCTTCACCCAAGGATTCATGGGACCGATCGGTTCCGACATCAAGGACTCTCGAGAGCAGCTGTGCGGTTCGGGGTCCCGGGACCTCGGTGAGTTCGACGGCTGGCCGCAGCTCGGCCTGGACACGTTCACCGACGGTCTCGCCGCGGTCCTCGAGAAGGCGGTGAGCCGCTGATGGGCACCTACTGGGCCGACGTCTCCCAGTTCCAGCGTCTCGCGAATGACGAGTATCCCCATCGGGTGTTCTCGTTCCGCACCAACAGCGGCGACCAGCGCGACAAGAACGCCGCCGCGAATCTCGACTGGGCGCTCGCAGCGCTCGACCGCGGCGACCTCGACATCGTCATCCCGTACTACTTCTTTCGCCCAGGCGCCGCGAACTGCGACCTGTGGCGGGACGTGGTCACCCGCGGCGGGAAGATCGACCCGCGAATCGTGTGCATGGTCGACGTCGAGTCCGGCGCCGGCTCGTCGCAGGGCGCCATCCCCATCCGGGACCACTCGGCCGAGATCAACGACGAGATCCGCCGACTCCGTCAGTGGCTCGGCGGATCCCGGGTGATCGGTTACTACAACCCGAAAGCTGACCCCGCCCTCTGGAAGTCGCGCGGAGATCTCCCGCTCGTCGTGCCCCACTACGGCGTCCGCCCGGGCGAGTCCTACGCGTACCCGAATCGGTTCGCGCACCAGTACTCCGACCGCGTGCCGTGCGCCCCGTTCGGGCCGTGCGATGCCAACTACACCGACCTGTCCATCCAACAACTCAAGACCCTCTTCGGAATTGGAGGCACCACCATGGCCACAGACGTGGACAAGATCAACGAGTTCACCCGCGCGTTCAACGCGGCGATCGGTTCCGACGCGAAGGACATTCGCGAGCAGCTCGTCGGTGCCCGCGACCTCGTCTACAAGACCGTCGATGGCAAGAAGGTCGTCGACATCGAGAAGTCGTTCCCCGGCTGGGCGCAGCTCGGGAACCGCACCGTCGTCGACGCACTCGCCGCCATCGGCACCGCGCTCGGCATCCCCGGCTTCTACGACCCGCTCGGGATCGTGAAGAACCCCACCGACAGCAAGGAGTCCTGATCATGTCCGTAGCCACCCACGCACCGCTGACCGCGTTCATCGAGGACGTCGCCGAACGCGCCGTGAAGACGTTCGTCCAGAACCTCGCGCTGTTCCTCGTCGCAGGCGTGTCCGTCCTGTCCGTCGCCTGGGGCACCGCGTTGCAATCCGCCGCGCTGGCGACCCTCGCGACCGTGCTGCTGGCGCTCGTCGACGAGCGGATCGTCGCGGCGAACCCCTATGTCGAGGCGCTGATCCGGGCGGGCCGCACGTTCATCGCGACCGTCGTCGGGTCGATCCCGGTCGTCGTCTCAGCTGATCAGGCAGTCACGTTCGCCGATGTGAACTGGACGCAGGCCGGCGGGCTCGCTGGCACCGCGGCACTGATCTCCCTCGCAACCTCGATCGCTTCGCTTCCCGTCGGTCCGAAGGGCACTCCCAGCCTCGTCGTCAGCGGCGGGGTGCGAGACGAGCCGGTCGCGTAGAACCCATGCCCTGCTCATCGCTGATGGTCCGCCCACTGGTGGGCGGGGTCGAAAGGTGTGCCCGTGACCGACAATCCCCCGGAGACTCCACCGCAACGAAATGGGCTGCCACCGTCGTGGCTGGTCAACCTCGTCGCGGTGGTCATCCTCGTCGCTTGGATTGCCAGCCTCGTTGTCCGAATGATCGACCCGGCTCGCGCCCTCCCACCCGTGGTCGACGCACTGATGCTGATGGTCGCGGGATTCCTGTTCGCGGGCAACCTCAAAGACCGCTTCACTGGCGGCAGCAACGGGGGAAATAGCAATGGACCCAACTGATCTGATCCTCGAACTGGTCCGAGCCATCGGCTACGGAACCATCGGCGTCGTGATCGGTCTCGCCTTCACCTGGCGCCGTGCCACCGTGCACGGCGTCGAGGTGCGGGTGCCGACCGCGCGTCCAGACAAGCCGGTGTGGAAGCGCATCATCGGCGCGCTGCTCGTGCTGGTCGCGGTGCTCAGCATGACGCAGAGCACCATTTTCACGGCCCGTCAGTCGGCGTGTAACGACGAGTTCCGACGGGTGATCAAGGAGCGCAGCGAGGCGTCTCTCGAGCAGTCGGAGCTGTGGAGCAAGCTCGAACGTGAGCTGGCATCAATCGGTCCGGCGGTGACGTTGGAGAAGCAGAGCGAGATCGTCGCCGCCCGCCAGCGGTACGTCCGCGACTTCGATCGGCTCTCCGAGCAGCGCCGCGCGAACCCGTACCCGGACCCGCGATGCTGACCCCGAAGTACATCGTCACGGTCCGCGGGATCGGTGAGCCGATGGGCCGGAACATGCTGACCCCGTTCGTGGATCGGCTCGGCGCCGGGTGGACGCACGTCGAGGTGCCGTACCCGGCGGCGTACGGGTTCGTCAACGGGCAGCGCAATCCGAACGCGCCGGACTACGAGACGACGAAGCGACTCGGCCGCGCCCAGGTGCGGATCGAGCTGGCGATCATCAGGGCTGAGCACCCGCACGCGATCGTCGTGCTCGCCGGATACTCGGCCGGCGCCGACATCGTCGACGACCTCGCCGTCGAAGGCGTGATGGCCGAGTTCCCGCAGGTGAAGCGGGCTGTGGTGGTGGCGAACCCGTCGAACCCCGGCTCGAATGGGCTGGCCGACTACGGGATCGCCGCGCCGGAACGCGGCCGCCAGCACGTCGACTCGCGCGTCATCCCGGTCAACCAGCCGGGCGATGTCATCTGCTGCTGCCCGCCGCGGTCCCCGCTGCGCGTCATCGCGACCCTCACACCGCGGATGCAGCTCGCCGACCGGTCAGTGTGGGTGCGGGACGTCCTGGCCAAGCTCGGGAACCCGACGGTCCGCGCGGAGATCGACGACAAGCTGGGCGCGTGGTGGGACCCGCGGAACTGGGGCCGCTACGACCGGGCCGCGAAAGACGCCCGCGGCTACCTCGGCCTCGGCGTCCGCTCCACCCACATGATCTACAACCGGCGGCCGATCGACGGGCTGTCGATGCTCGACCACGCTGCCGACCGCGTGACGCGAGAACTCGCCGAGGTGGCGCCGTGAGCAACGACGACGCCCAGACGCCGAAGCCGTACGGGCTCGACGACCCGACGGTGTTGCGGCTCGGGAAGTTCCTGCGGAACACACCGCTGTCGAACAACGCGTTCGCGCCGATCCCCGAACCGCTCTCGGAGCTCGTCGCGCAGGCCGTCTGCAACTACACCCAGGACCTCGTGTGGTCGGGCGAGGTCCGCGACTTCGTGCCGCTCGGCCACTGGGAGGCGACCCCCGACCTCGGCGACGTCGGGGTCGAAACCGTCGCGGGTGAGGTGACCCGCATGACCCACCGCGTCACCGGCATCTCCGTCCTCGGCGAGAACCCCGACCAGGCGTGGAAGCTGCTGCGAGAGAAAGTGAGACAGCACAATGGCTGACGACCCGATCGAGCGCATCGGTGTGGAGCTGGAGATCTTCGCGATCCCGCAGCCCGCCGGCGCCCCGCCGATGACCGAAACGTACATGCACGTCCGCAGACGGCAGAACGGTGCCGCCGAACGGGCCGTGTTGGGGTTGCCGGCGTACGAGGGGGCGCAGGGCCCGCCCGGTCCGCCCGGTGCGATCCACCGCGGCGAGCTGTCGACGTCCGAGTTGGACGCGATGGCTCTCGTGCTCGGCGAGGACAACACCAACTGGGCGTGGCGCAACACCGACACGAACGACCAGTACGTGTGGTCCGGGGCGACGTTCGTCGTCTACCACGGCGTGTACGGCACCCCGGGCCCGGTGGGGCCGCCGCCCGCGCTGACGCCCGGGACCCTGACGATCGACGGCGACCCGGTGGCGTCGCCCGACTTCGGTGTGCGGGTGTCAGGGTCGGCCGGGTCGTACGCGGTCGGTGTGGATCTGCCGCCGATGCCGAAGGGCGCCAAAGGAGATGTCGGCCCGTCGGGGTCGGTCATCAACTCCGTCGACGTCGCCGACGACTCCGACCCCACCGACGGCGACGTCCTCACCTACCGGGAGGACGACGGCAAACTGGTGTGGCAACCCGGCCAGTTCGTCACCGAGGAGTACGTCGTCGGCCCGGGCGGATTCCCCACCGTCACCAAGGGATCGTCCGACACCCGCCACACCATGTTCTCGGTCAATATCCCGGCGAAGCCGTGGCCGTACCGGTTCGACTTCGCCGGCGGGGTGGACGTGTCGTCGTCCAACGGCACCCAGATCGACATGGAACTCCGCACCGACAACGCGACGTCGGGGCCACTCGTCGGCTACGGCAAGGGCCAGGACGGTGAGGGCTACCGCGAGGTCGCGTTCCGCGCCCACTCCGACGTCGACCTCACCCCCGAATCGACCGAGGGGATCATCCCGGCCGACACCGCCGTCACGCTGTACGCGTCGGCCGTCAAGACCGCGGGCATCCTCACGTCGTGGAAGATCCGCAACACCAAGGCGCAGCTGCGGATTCGGCTGATGCGGGTCACGGTCTGATGTCACCTCCACCGGAGGGTCGGGACCGCCACTACTGGCCCGACAGCGAACCCGGCGCGGACCGACTGGGCGCGACGCAGGTCATCCCCGCGCGCGGCGCCCCGAAGATCACGATGCCGCCCCCGCAGTCCGCAGACCGGATGTCGCTGCAGGAGCGGGCGAACGCCATCTTCGGTGAGGTCGGCACGAAGTTCGAGGTCACCGAGGTGGCGTCGGGTGTCGACAACGTCGCGAACAACATTCGCAACGCAGTCGCAGGGGGCGTCGCCGCGGGCGTCGGGGTGGTTCGTGAGGTCTTCGACTCCGTCGCTGGGCTGTTCGGGATCGCCGACAACGCTGAGAAGATTGCAATGGCGGCCCAGCAGCAACTGCAGGACATCACCAACGAGACGAACACCCCCGGCTGGTCGGGCTATTCGTGGTCGACGATCTTCTCCGGCGCCGACGGCACCCCGCTGCCCTCGACCGACTGGGCCACCACCCGGATCGTGATTGCCGGGGACGACGGCCATGCCGGCATCATCAACAACTCGGCCGATGGCGACCACTTCTGCACGGTGCGCGACATCCACAAGTTCGCCTCCGACTCGCAGTCGGCGTCGATCGTCGTCGGGAAGAAGTGGTCGTTCTCCGAGGACCGGTGGACCTCGATCCGCCTGCGCTGCGACAGCGAGAATCCCACGCAGGGCGCGGTGTGCTGGGTGCGTCCCGGCAACATCCGGATCGGCCGATTCTCGGGTGGCACCAACACGATCTGGTACACGGTCGGCCAACCGATCAAGCCGGGCGACATCGTCCGGTTCCGCTGTCACGGTGACAACTACTACGTGCTGGTCAACGGCAAGGTCGTCGTCTCGTGGACCGACACCGGCGCATCCGTATCGAAGGGTGCGGGATTCCGGCACGCCGCCTTCACTCAGGAGTATCTCAATGGGCTTCTCGCCGACCAAGCCAGCTTCCAGGTCGCATCCTGGGCAATGGCAGACTGGCTCCCACCGGGTGGCGCGGTGACCACCCCGGCGTGGCGACTACGCCGCGGAGTCGGGTCCGCTGTGCCGCTCACAGTCGGGCACGGCGCGCAGGCGCAGATGCCCGCCAGTTTCTACACCGTCAACGACCTCGCCTCGGGTGTGACCGTCACCGATCTCGGCAGCGGCCAGATCACCATCACCGAGACCGGGTGGTACGAGATCAAGGCGACATCGGTGTCGCAGGACGCCACCGACGATGGGAACAGCTCAACGAGCGGCACGAACGCGCGATCCGCCGCCCATGTCGCGAACGCCTTCCGCGCGAGCATGTGGGTTCTGTTCGTCGATGGGGTCGCCGTCGAAGGCCCACTGGGCCCCGGCGTTGCGACCACGCTGTACCTCGCAGCCGGACAGGTTGTGCGGCCGGGTGTCTCGGCATCGGTTCCGCTGACACCCGCTGGTGCGACGCACCGCCCCATCGAGTTCTCCGGCACCTCGTCGCAGATCGTCATGATTCAGGGCCGATCGAACATCACCCACGTCACCGGCGCCCCATCGGCGTCGTTCACCGGCAGAAAGGTCGCCTGATGGCCAACGACACCATCTTCGAGTTGCCTGAGATCCCGGGCGTCACGTTCACCGCGAGCTATGGGTCGGGTGGCGAGAGCGGGTTGCCGTCGAACTGGATCAGGATCGTCGGGACCGTCGAAAACCCGTGGTACGACCCGACCTACAACTACGGCCTCGATCCGAACGGGCACACCGAGATGACCGATCCATGGAAGCGGCACACCGAGTTCCCGGAGGTGTGCTCGATGGGCTTCGGAGGCCCGAGCATCGGCCTCCCCACCGACCCGCCACCGCCGCCGGTCGAGCCCGAGCCGACCCCCGACCTCGAGGAGCCCACCGATGGCTGACATCACCTACATGACCGTCACCGGTCTGTGGACCCACATCGTCGACGACGGCATCGTCGACGGCGACCCCAACCCCGACACGGTGCGACCCACCGGCAAGGTGGTGTTCGCGCCGAAACCGTCGAACACCGGGTTCGTCACCGCCGGCGCCGCAGGCGAATCGGAGAGCGTCACCCTCGCAGAGGTGCCGGCGCTCGTCGCTGACGGTGTCCTCACCGACCTGCAGGGCAACGACGGCATTCGGCTGGCCGCGACGATCGGCGGCAACCCCGTCCGGTGGGTGGCGCAGCCGACGTTGCTCTACGGCAAGAAGACCCTGCCGTCGAAGTCCGTCACGTTCGACCCGCCGACCGTCGGGACCACGCTGCACCTCAACGACCTGTTCGACGACATCGGGCCGCAATCGCCGCTCGTCACCACCGAGGTGAAGGCGTACCGCGACCAGGCGGTCGCCGCCCGGGACGAAGCCCAGCAGATCGTCGACGACGTGGCCGCCGGGGTGGTGCCGGACGCCGGTGTCGCCGCCCGCATCGCCGCACCCGACTCGGAGTCGGGCGCCGCCGTCGACGCCCGGATCGGTGCCGCGGGACTCCTCACCCAGGAGGATGCCGACGCGGCTTATGCCCCGGCATCGGTGGCCGCAGACGTTGCCGGGAAGCTCGATCAATCGACGGCCGACGGACGTTACGCCCCGACGGTTGACGCCCGGGTGCCGGCGTCGAACCTGCCGGTCTTGTTCCGCACCACAGACTCGCAGCCGTTCGCTGCCGACTCGATCTGGAACACGCCGATTGGCCAGGGCGCCTCGTTCGAGGCGGCGGGCGCTGCGGCGACGGCGAGTTTTCTGGCCGGCGCTCCCGCTCTCAACGACACGCTGAACGGGTACGGCTTCTACCTCAACGTGGCACGGCCTGCCGACCCGATCGGCGTCGGTAGCTACGTCAACAGCGGAGGCCAGACTGTCACGTACACCCACCGCATCCCGTACGACCCGGTGATCTCCGGCGGCTCGGATGGCTCAATGCGAGTCATCGACGGCCGGTTCGCCTACGACTACTGGAAGACGGTGAAGGTCGACGACTTCACCTACACGGCAGACTTCATCACCCGCACAGATCTGCTCGGCTCGGGCCGCAACTCCGGGACGCGCGCCGCCCGGTGGCCGACCGCAGGCGGGTTGATCCGCGCGCACGAAGTGTCCAAGTGCTACATCCCTCACGCGTTGGCGCTGGCGATCCCCGCATCCTCGCTCAAGCGCGGTTTTGTGTGGCCGGCGTCGGCCGAGGACGCAACCAGCCTCGTGTACTCCGGAGAGGTGCCGATGGGGTCGTTCTTCGCGATACCACCGTCGGTCGATCTCTCGACACTGAGTCTGTCACCTGAAGGATTCGCCCTCGCTGAATGTCTCCAGAACTATGGCGGGTACGTCGGCGACCAGTCCTCATCCGTAGCGATCGCCGTCGAAGGCGAAGCGGCAGTGGTCATGCGTCCCGCTGTTGAGCGGATGCGCACCGACTGGAACAACACCATCTTCCCGGCGCTGCGCCGCGTCACCAACGTCGCCGAGATCGCCGGAGGGCCGGGGGTCCGACGAGTTGCCGCGCCTGGGCCCGTCGCGATCCGCACCGACTACCAGGAGACGATCATCGACGTCCTCGCCGCGCGACTGCGCGTGTCCTCGGGCGCCCTGATCACGTCCGAGACGTGCGCGACCCCCGTATCGCCGATCGGGTCCACCCCGACCAACGTCGGTCTCGGCGGTCGCGCGATCACCTGGGCAGGTTTCACCGACCAGTTCCGCATCGACACCGGCAACCTGAAACGCATCGCCAGCCCCGACGGCACGGCGCGTGCGATCACACTCGACGTCGGCGCGCACAACGTGCGCTTCGAGTGCATCCTCACCACACGGCATGCCGCGGGGACCTTCTACCTCGGCGCCGGTGCTGTCGACAACTCGAACACCTACCGGGTGGCGATCCCCTCCAACGGGTCGCTGTCGATCCAGAAGGTCGTCGGCGGCGGCACCGCCATTCCGCTGCAGGGGACGTCTGCGCCCGCGGGCATTGTGCCGGCGTCGGGTGCCCGCGTCGGGATCATGGTGTACGGGCCCACGATCTACGCGCTGATCAACGGCGAGGTTGTTGCCGAGGGGTCGGATTCGGCGCTTCAAAACGGAACACGAATCGTTGTTCTCGCGCCGTCCGATACGACCTGGGCGATCCGGGAACTGACGGTCCGCACAGTGCCTCGCCTGTTCCGGAAGCCCCGCGCTGACGCCTGACCAAGCTTCACTGCGAGCGGGCGGCGGACCTTGATCGAGTCAGTGCTCGAGGCGCCTCGAGGAGCCATGCGGTGTAGCGGCTCCGCAGAATCAATCTCCCGATCAGAACGGCAGCGACCGTCAAGAATGCCGCCATAACCGGTGGTACCAGAATCTCTACGACGGGATGTGCGGTCAGCGCATCGACGAGACCGGCCTTACTGATAACAGCACTGATAATTGATATCGCAAATAGGTGCAGGATATAGACGGGAAGGGTGGACCGTCCCACCCACTGCATTGCGCGGAATGCAGCCGACTGCATATTAAGTAATGCGAATGCCTGGCTGCTGATCACCAAAGCGAGAGGGGCGAGGAGAACTTTCACCTCGTCACGAACACCCCACATCAATACCGGGATGATCAGCACTGTGTAGAGGGCGATAGAGGCGGCCAGATAGCTCCACCGCGCACGCTTCATCAGAGCGAACCACAGCGTCGGAAGGCACGCCCCGAGGTAGAACCAAAGGACGTTGGCAGCCGCTGGGCCGAGCTTCAAGGGGTCCAGCGGATCGCGCATTACATCCTCGGTGGCCGCGCCGATCCACGGAGATACAGCCGAGAGCGCCACCAGGGGCACGATCAGCCACAGCCGGGCGCCGGGAGAGAGCACGCGGAAGGCGGCCCAGGTCAACGCGAAATAGATGGGCAGCGCCCAGAGGTACCAGAACGGCGTCGGCAGCAGGATGCTCAAGACCAGCTCGACCACGTTGGGTGGCGCCTCACCGTCACTCGCTCCAGGAACGAACAGCCGAGCGAGGAACAACGCGGTCCACAACGCGTAGAGGTAGAGCAACCCGACAGTGCGTTTGCGGCTCGCATCGAGCGGTCGCGTGAGAGCGTTCACCGACATCAGCCCGGATATCAGGAAGAACAGCGGCATCCGGAATGGAGCGAAGACGTCGGTGACGGTCAGCCAGAAATCTGCCCTACCCGACGCCTGCTGGTCGAACAGAATGGCCGAATGTCCGAGGACGACAAGGATCATGCACAACCCTTTTGCGGCGTCCGGCCACGCTATCCGCTGCTGAGTGGTTGGCGCCGCGGCCTGGTCCATTTGCATTTCTGCATTATGGCGCAGATGGTCCAACATCTCGCAACAGCAAGGCGTCTTTACAAGACGTCGACGTAGGGCATTTTGCCCGCGGACGGAAAGTCAACCACCAATAGCACGATGGTTACTGCGCTGAAGCCGCCGATCATGATGACCCACGCCCACCACGGGGCGCTGGCCCAGATTCGCTTGATCGTCTCCATATCGCCGAGTGTCGCCTAGTCGACCTGCATTCGCCAATCGAGACGGCATATCTGGCACGAAACCGAGCGCCGACCCCCGCCCATAACGTGAAGTGCGTGGCCGTACGCTACGTCGGTGCCGACTTTCTACACCGTCGATCGACTCAACCTGCTCAGCCAGGGCCTCGTGATCACGACGCAGCACTCCGGGACGTGTACCAGCCTGCTCCCCGAGCAGATGAGCGTGCACGGACATCGCTACCTCTCGATCGACCTGATCGCCCAGTGGTGCCCCGAAGACGGCAACGGCCGAAGCGCCATGATCGAACTTGTCTGGGAACTGGCAAGGCAGCAGATCAAACCCGACACCCCGTCACGCCTGGAATGCATGTTCGGATGGCGAGACCTCGACACCGCGCGGACCTTCCGAGGAGCGGGCGAGGGCACTATCTACGAAGTCACGTGCGATGACGATTCCGCATTCAAGGCCGACATGAACCACCTCGACGTCGGCGGCACAATCATGGACGCCGCCACCAGAGCGTCCGCGTACTGGATGCAGTTCCCGTCTCCGCGACCTCGCTGGGAGTACCTCCTCAAGTTGCCGTTGACGATCGGCCCCGCGGTGGACTGAGACTGTCACGGCTCCCAGTCGTCGCCGAGCACCGCGACGAGTCGGTCGGCGAGGTCGGGCGCCTCGGCGCGCCGGCCGTAGAGCACCTCGTCGCACTCGACACCCAGCGCTTCCAGCTCGGGGTCGAGCGGCACCCACCGGCCATCGGTCGCGGCCTGGCTGTTCGCCTGCTGCCGCCGCATCAGGGAGTGCACAGCCTCGGACGCGGCGCGCAGCACCTCGCGATCGATCACCGGGCCATTGTCACTGCCCCCAAAGTCCGATCAAAGTCGGGGGAACCGTCCGGCCGTCCGCTGCGTCCAAGCTGCATGATCGTCGACGCCCTCGCCACCATTGCGGCTTTCGGCGGCGGGTGTTGGCTGGTCTACACGTCACCAGATCGCCGGAACATGTTGCGCAACAACAGATTAGAGTGCTACGGTCATGACACAAGTTCAGAGCGGGTGAGGTTCAGGAACACACACTGATCGCCGACGCGAGAGCGACCCGGCCACAGCAGGAAACAATGAGAACCCGATCGCAGAGGCCCATGATGCGACACCCGCTCTGAACCTGGACAACCAGCAAAGCGCCCCCACTCGCGATGAGTGGGGGCGCTTTCGTCGTGCCGGGGGTGGGCTACTCGGCGGGAGTCTCCGGCTCGGGCTCCGGTTCGGGAGTCGGCTCCGGCTCCGGAGTGGCCTTCCAGGTCGGCGCCTCGTAGCTGTAGCTCGGCGAATCCCCAGCCATCGTCACCGGATCGGTGTTCGCACCCCCACCGATGGAGTCACCGTTCGTCGACACGATCGGCGGCGGGCACGGCGCCACACCTCCGCCCGCGATCGGCATCACGCACGGCTTCTCCGCTGCGGCCGCGACGCCCACCCCTCCGAGCATCCCGGCCCACACCACGGCCGCACCTACTGCGGCGATCACACTTCGTCTCATCTCTACCTCCAGGTTGGTGGATGCTTGATTCATCCATTGTGGATGACTGAACCATCCACTAGGGTGCCTGTCAAGAGGGAACGGAGGACTGAGTGACTATCCTGGGAAACGTGGCAACCAGGCCGGGGCGTGACGACGAAGGCCGGCAGATCATCGCAGCGGCCCTGCGCGCCGAGATGGCGCGCGCCGGAGTGTCGGGCCGCCAGCTCGCCGAACGAGTCGGGAAGAACCACCAGTGGGTCCAGCACCGGATGTCCGGCAAGGTGGCGCTTACGACCGACGACGTCCGCCCCATCGCGGCAGCCCTCGACCTGCACCCTCGCGAGTTCCTGGCCAAGCTCGGCGACGAGCTGGAACCGCTCGCCACCGACGACGACTGAGTCGTTCGTCGCCACCGGCGGGACCCCGGACGTAGATTCGTCCGCATGGATGACCAGAAACGCGCCGAGAAGGAACGCAAGAAGGCCGAGGCGAAAGCCTCCCGCGACGTGATGAACACCCTCAAGCTGCGCGAGCAGATGACCCTGAAAGCCGGGTTCGGCGGGCTCGTCTCCAACGGCGTCAGCATCGGGTTCGGCCGCAACTCCGACCAGTGGTACGCGATCGCCGGATGCCACGCCACCATGCGGTACGGCGCCGTGGACAACCACCAGAGCGCCGGGAAGATGGCGGCCGGGTATGCCGTCGGCGGATGGAAGGGCGCCGCCGTCGGCGGCGCGATGGGCACGACCGTCCAGAACATCTACGTCGACGTCACGTGGCCGAACGGCTACACCATTTCCGGACTCGGAACCGGCGAAGGCGACGCGCTCAAATTCATCCAGCTCGTCAACCGGCTCAGCCAACGCCCGAATTAGGCGGCGAGACGGTCGATCGCTTCCCGTTTCCGGTCGTCCGACGTCGCGACGTAAATCGCCGTCGTTTGCAACGAAGAATGACGAAGTAGCTCCTGGGCGACACGCAGGTCGGCGCCGTTGGAAACCAGCTGGGTGCCGAAGTGGTGGCGCAAACAATGGGGCGTACCGGGGACCCGATGTCGAATCATGTGCAGGTGAATTCGTTCAGACACCGTACGGCCACCGAGGTGTTTCGCCCGTTGTGACGGAAACCAGAATCCGGTCTGAGGCATTCTCCGGGCGTGGTCGATGACCGGCTGGGCGGCCGGTAGCACGTACGACGATCCGCCCTTGCCGGTCACTTCGATGGTGCGGGCCTCGGCGTCGAGGTGTCGGGAGTGGAAGCGGGCGACCTCGTGGACGCGGAGTCCCTGCAGCCCTGCGAGCAGCAGCATCGCGGTGATGACGGGGTCGTCGGCGGCGCCCTCGAGGAGGCGCCGGTACTGCTCGGGCGTGACTGGCCGCGGTTGCCGGCGCGGTCGCTTCGCCGCCTTGATGGGGGCGACGGGGTTGTCGTCGCGGAGCTTGACGGCGATGGCCCACTTGTAGAACGCGGTGAGGATCGAGTGGTAGACGGATCGGGTGACGGTGGCCAGGTCGTCACGTCCGAGCCATGCCGCGATTTGACCGGTGGTGGCGGCGAGAATGGGCGTCTCGATATCGCGCTCGAATCGGCGGAGAACGATTCGGCGGTCTTTCACTGTGCGGTTCGATTTGCCCTCGGCGTAGAGATGGGTGATCCAGTCCTCAATTACGTGGGATGTCATTTCAATATCGTTCGCCACGGGAACCACTTTCGCCTCATAAGTCACATAACGGTCTAACAACGCACATTGCCCAAAACGCAATCATCTGCACTGATCGGCAACACAATCCGCCATCGGAAATCACTGGCACGGATGTACCAATTGCAACGTCCCCAGTTCAGGGGACACAGCGCGCGTCCTCGCTACCGCCGAGATCGCGACGCAAATCGCCCCGCCGACCCGATGCCTCTTGCGAGCGCACGCGTCGCCCGCAGTTGACCGTCGAGGATCGCCGCCACCACCCGCGTCAGAGCGGCAAACACACGCTCGAACGGCGACATCCACCGGGGGAGCCGGTACGGCGCGTTGTCGATCCAGGCGAAGACCGCCAGACCGATGACGGTGTAGATCAGTGTCCACGCGGCGACCCACAGGATGCCCTCTACGACGGCGCCGATGCTCATGCCGCGTCCGCGCTTTCGGAATCGGTCTGGCGCGAAGGGAACGCGCTCACCGTCGCCCCTGGTTGGCTGCCGACCTTGTAAGCGAGCGGTCGACGGTTCGAACCCGTCAGGGGGCTCGAAGTGCCCCCACCCGGCGTGTAGTCGGGCTCGGGGGCCATTTCAATTCCGGCGAGCAGCCAGGTCAGGTCCACATCGAAGACCTCTGCCAGGCGCTCGACCATAGCGATGTCCCACGACTGGTCGCCGATGAGCCGGCGACCCAGAGTGACGTGGTTGATTCCAGAGAGCTCGGCGAGCCCTCGTCGTGACAGGTCGTGCTGACCCATCAGACCCTTTACGCGAAGTGTGATTCGGTCATCTGCGGTCTGTGGCTGTCGAGCCTGAGCCTGTCGGACCGCCTTCTGCGGAGTGTTCATAATTCGAGCTTAGTGAACAAATTCTAATCAAGCAACAGGTCAACGCGTGTTGCGTGTCGTCAGCTACGCCCAACACGGCATAGGTAGTGGTTGACTTGTTTCAAAAAATGTACAACTGTTATCCCCATGAGTCACCCACCCCGTGCGCAGATCGGCAGTGCCACAGTCGCCGCGAACGTGCGAGCCGAACTTGCCCGCCGCCAGGTCGCGGCACAGCAACTGGCTGAGGGAATCGGACTCAGCCGCGTCACTCTGTCGCGGCGGCTCAACGGCCACGCCCCCTGGACGATCGACGAGATCGCCGCCACGGCCGAGTTCCTCAACGTCCCGGTCGAATCACTGATCGGTGCGGAACCGAAAGCGGTGCCGGCATGACCGCGGCACAGCTCTCCCCATAGACCCCCGTCGCCCGGCCGTGTTCGACGGGGAAGGCCGGGCGGCGGGATTTCAACCCTCAGAAGGGAATCCAGCCCATGTTTCTCGAATTCGTGCTCCGAAACCTCGGATTCAGCTTCGTCACCGCTTTCTTCATCGGTGCCGGTGTGATCGTCCTGGTGGACCTCGCCCGCGGTGCGTTCGAACGCGACGTCGACGCCCACGCGATGACCGTCCGCAACGGCGAGATCGTCGAGGTCGACCAGTGAGCAACACGATGAACTACCGCGGCGACTGCACCGAGTTCGACCCGGAGCAGATCCTCGGCCCCGACGTGCACGGCGCCTACTACCGGATCGTCGACGCCGACTACGACCGCGCCGCCGACATGACGAAGCGGACGTTCAAGCCGATCCCGCCCAGCGAACTGTTCCGGGGCCAGCGATGAGCGCCGGCGCGGTCGAACTGATCCGCAGCATCCGCCAGCAACAGCCCGACCTGTCCGTGATCATGTCGATCCAGCCCCACCCCGAGGGCGGGGTGGTCACCGCCGTCACCGTCCTCGGCCTGCCGAGCAATCGATACCCCGTGACGCGTGAGGGCGACTACGGCGACGAGTACATGCTGTCGGTCCATGGCCCGGACCAGCGGGACCCGAAAGCGTCGCTGTCGGTCACCCGCTACCACGACGACAACGTCGTCGCCGCGTTGCAGACCGCCCTGGACTACATCGTCGCCCGGTCAGGGTCGGCGCAGTGACCTCGGCGTCGCGCTACGACAGCGCCAACATCCCGTCGAACATCGCCGACACCCCGACCGCGGAGCAGATCGCGAAGCGGCGGGAGGCCATCGGTCGCTCGATCGAGCAGCTCGGCGACGCGTGCGCCCGCAAGGGCGTCGACTTCGTGATCGTCCAGACCTCGCTCGTCGGGAAGCCCGCCCGCCGGATCGCCATCACCAACCAGCGCACCGGCGAACGCATCTCGATCCACGGTGAACTCCTCGACGTGATCGACACCGCCCGGGACCGGTTGAACCGAGAGGACTGGGACCGATGAGGACTTTCCGACAGGAACAGCACCGCGGTTGGGGCAACACGATTGACTGGTCGACACCTCCCGGTGAGGTCCGCCGCGGTGTCCGGCGCCGCAAGGTCGTCGTCGGCCGCCTTGTGGGTTGGCTGCCGTCTAAACCCGACGTCGGCGACCGCGTCGTGACGCCGATGAAGTCCGGGCGCAACGCGATCTTCGAGGTCACCGCAGTCGAACACGCCCCGAGTGTCTGGGACATGTTCTGGGCTGACGTCCGCCTTCTCGGATACGAGGGCGAGGCGATCGCGTCATGACTGAGCGACTGACGGTCCAGGTGGCCGTCGCACCAGACGAGCTGCGCGAGTGGGCCGGGAAGCACGCCGATTCCGGACACGCGGGCGTCGCGCACGTCCTCTACGAGGCCGCATCCCGCTACGAGAAGTTGATCGAGGTCGCGACCGCGCCCGTCGGTCAGCGGATCCGCACCGACTTCCTCACCCAGGCAGAGGTTCTGCCCTGCCCTGAGGGCTGGTCGTGGACGGTCGTCGAGTACGCCGCGTATCACCGGGCGTGCCAGGACGGCATCCCCACCCTGCACCTCGAGTACGGGTGCGACGACGACGTCGAGTTCGTGTATCTCGTCGGCCGCCACGACCTCGAACCCGAGGCGGTGACGGGATGACGACCAACGTCCCCACCGACCGCGAGGAAGTCGCTCGGCGGCGCGAGGCCATCGCCGAGCTGACCCGCGCCGGCCTGTCGGCCCCGGAGATCGCGTTGCGCCTGAATGTCACTGCGCGCACCGTGGTGCGGCACCGCGCCCTGGCGGGTGTGTCCAAGCCGACGTACCCGCGGCTCACCGAGGAACAGCTCGCGACCGCCCGCCGCCTCATCGACGAGGGCGCCCCGTACAAGGAGATCGCCCGCACGATCGGCTGCCACGAATCGACCGTCGCGCAGCACTTCCCGGGCCGCGGGTGGACCCGCAAGCAGATCGACGAGTGGCGCCGCGAGGTCCGGCTGTGGGTGGACGCGTCATGAACTCGATCAACTCGACGGTGTTCGTGCCTGGCCACAACCAGTTGAAGCGGTGCCGCGGCTGCTCGGCACTCATCTTCTTCGCCGTCACCCGCGACGGCCGGTCGATCCCGGTCGACCACAAACCCCGTCCCGACGGCAACCTCGCGGTCGCGCCGCTGCAGGACGGCGAGAAGGCGCCCCGCGCGACCGTCATCCGCCCCGGGCAGGCCGCAGGCATGCGCGCCGCCGGCGTCCCGGTGTTCTCCCCGCACTGGGCGTCCTGCCCAGAAGCCGATTCGTTCCGGCGCCGCGCCCGCGCGCGCGGCGCCCGCCAGAAGAAAGGTGGCCGCCGATGAGCTTCGGCCGAGTCCGGTACGAGGACATCGACAACCGCACCCAGGAGGCGAGAGCCGTGCAGGTCGCCGGCGACGTCCTCCGAGACGGCCGCTGGGTCGTCGTCCACAAGGACGGCGGAACCCGCACCGAGATCCCCGAAACGAACGTCATCTCCATCGACTACCCGAAAGGCGACGACCAGTGAACACCACCGCCGCAGACCAGCCCACCACCGAGCGCAGCCAGTTCGCCGAGCGCGACAACTTCCGCGACCTCACCCCGTACGAGGAAGCGATCCTCCACGGCATGACGAAGCCCGCCTACCTCCCGGGCCGGGGCTACTTCATGGTGCAGGGCGTCTATCAGGGGTACGCCGACGACCGCGTGATCACCCACCGCGACGGCACCATCGAAGTCGTCCCGGACCCGCGGATCGCCCGCACCGAACGACGCCGCGCGCGGAACAAGGCGGGCCGGAAGTCGCGTCGCATCAACCGGATTCGGGCACGACGATGAGTGTCCGAGTCGACACCACTGCAGATCTCGAGCTGGGGAGCCTCGGGATCGACGAGTGGACCAACGTCGCGTCGGTGCGGCCGGCCTTCATCGCCCCGATCGATCTTGAGGACGGCCGCGGCGCCCGGATCCGATTGACCGCCGACCTAGGTGCGCTCGCCGACACCGCCGAAGTCATTGTTCCGTTCACCGATGTCGCCGAGTTCGTCGACCAGGTGCGCGACGGCGACGTCGACGGATTCGAGGACGCCCTCGACCACCTGCCTCCCCGCGGGAAGTCCCGCAAGTACGTCGACGCCTACACCCTCGGCCAGGTCGAAGCGCGCGGGAGGGCCGAGTGATGACCGAACCCCGCACCCTCGCTGACGTCGTGGAACGCGTCGTCAACCTCGCTCACCACGACCCCGACGCCTGCGCGATCGTGTCGTCGGCGTACGGGAACAAGGCGCCCCACATCCTCGACGGCCAGCCGAACACCATGATCGCCGGCGTCCTGGAGCTCGGCGCGGCCCTCGAACGCGGCCTGTCGTGGAACGTCGCACCCGCGTCGACGCTGTTGCGGTCGCTCAACCACCGGTGGGCCACCCCCGCCGACGTCGCCCGCGCCGACTGGCTCGACCGCGTCGTCGAAGCCGAACAGTCGGGCATCACACGCCTCGCCGCCATCCGCGCCGGCGGGGAGGTGCCCCGATGACCACGTACGCGTTCGTCGACACCGAGACGACCGGCCTCGACCGTGGCGCTGAGGTCTGGGAGTTTGCCGCGATCATCCGCCGCACCGACGGCGAGTCGACCGTCCACATCCACATCGACCACGACTTCGAGCACGCCGCCACTCTCGACGAGAAGTTCCGCGCCGATCACGATGCCCGGTTCGGCGCCGCCACCGACATGCCCGTCTACACCCGGGCCGGTGCCGCCAGCATCGTCCACGCCGCGCTGTACGGCGCGCACATCGTGGGCGTCAACCCCGCGTTCGACGCCAAGATGCTCGAGCGGCTCCTCGACGTGGCGGACCTGCAGCCGTCGTGGCACTACCGCGTGATCGACCTCAGCGCGATGACGCTCGGATACCGCCTCGCGCAGCGCCAAGCCGACGGATACGAGAACCTCCCCATCGACATCCCGTGGCGCTCCGACGACCTCGCCGGCCAGGTGATGCCCATGGTGACCCCCGAGGGAGAGCCGATGTATCCGCGGCACACCGCCCTCGGTGATGCGCGTTGGTGCCGCGACTGGTGGGACGCCCTCACCACCGTGCGCGAGGAGGAGTACTGATGACCGTCCTCGAGGTGAAGAACCCGCCCGCCCCGGGCAGCGACGAGTGGCGGAAAGTGGTGTCGCCGTCGAAGATCCCCGCGCTGCTCGGTGTGTCTCGGTTCCGTTCGCAGTACACGGTGTGGCACGAGATGGCGGGCCTCGTCGCACCCGAACCGATCGCTGAGGCCCGCCAGGACGACTTCGACTACGGCCACGCGTGCGAGCTCGCCGCCCGCGAATACTGGCTGTACAAGAACCCCGGGTGGCGGCTGTCGCGCGGCGAAGTCGCCTACACCAACGACGCCCTGTCTTTCCCGAACCTCGCGACCCTCGACCTCCGCGCCTCGCGCGGACGCACCCGCAAGGTCGTCGAGGTGAAAACCGCACGCGATAAGGAAGAGTGGGGCGACGACGGCTCCGGAGAGGTGCCCGCCGACTACGCCGCCCAGGTGATCGCCCAACAGCACATCACCGGCTGGACGTCCGAGCCCGCCGACATCGTCGTGTGGTTCCAGTTCGGCAAACCGAAGATCTACCACGTCGACTACGAACCCCGGCTCGCTGCAGCGATGTTCGCGCGCATCGGAGCGATGTGGCCGTCGATCGTCGCGCAGACCCCGCCGCCGGACCTGGACGACTCGGTGTCGACGTACGAGACGGTCAAGGCGATGCACCCGGATATCGACGGGTCGACTGCCGTGCTGGACCCGGTCCTCGCGCGTGACTTCCTCACCGCCGACGCCGATCTCAAGACGATCACCAAGCGGCACCGCGGACTCAAGACACGCGTCCTCGACGCCATGGGCAACGCGCAGCACGCCGTAGCCGGCCACCCCGAGCAGAAGATCGCCCGCCGCCAACCCGGGCAGCGTGGCTCCGTCTCGCTCTACCCGATCACCAAGACCGACCCCGACAGCATCACCACGAAGGAGAGCAACGCCGCATGAGCAGCACCGAAATCGCCACCAAGCAGGGCGCCGTCGCGACACAGCCCACATCCGAACTCGCCATCGCCCCCGGCCAGTCCGAGTTCAGCGACGCGCAGGTCGCCGCGCTCGCCCAGCTCGGCGTCCAGGACGCATCACCGGGAGACCTGCAGGTGTTCTTCCACCAGGCCAAGAGCACCGGCCTCGACCCGTTCAAGAAGCAGATCTACATGATCGGCCGCAAGACGAAGACCGGCGGCTATCGCGGGGAACCCGAACGGTGGGAAACGAAGTGGACCATCCAGGTCGGCATCGACGGATACCGGCTCGGCGGCCGCCGCGTCGTCAACGCCCTCGGCATCAAGCTCGACCAGGACGGCCCGTACTGGCACAACGGCACCGACTGGATCGACGTGTGGCTCGACACGAACAACCCGCCGCAGGCCGCGAAGTTCGTCATCATCCGCGACGGCGAGCGGCATACCGGCATCGCGAACTACTCCGAGTACGTCCAGACAAACCGCGACGGGTCACCAAACTCGATGTGGAAGAAGATGCCGGCCAACCAGCTCGCCAAGTGCGCCGAGGCCGCCGCATGGCGCCACGCGTTCCCCGACACCTTCTCCGGAGTGGTGTTCGAGGACGCCGCCCACCACACGGTGATCGACTCCGAAGTCGTCGACGAGGCACCGAAGAAGGAAGGCGGCCGCGGCGCCGCCGGACTCGCTGCAGCGCTCGGCGTCGCCGACGAGGACCCCTCGCAAACGACTGCGAAACCGGAATCCGAGCAGGTAGTCGACGCGGAAACCGAACCCGCGCCGACGTCGGCCAACTCTCCGACTGGCGAGCAGGGCCAGCGCGTCAACGAACTGTTCACCCGCGCAGGACTCACCGCCGACGACGGCACCGGCCGCGGGATCGTCGTCGCCGCGCTCCTGCCCGACCGTGATCCCTCCGCGGCGCTCACCGCCGACCAGGCCGATCACGTGATTGCCACCCTCGAGCAACTCGTGACCGAGGGAGAGAACTCCGGAACCGGAGACCAGGTGCTCATCGACACCGTCGAGAGCCTCATCACCGAGCACGACACGGAAGGACCTGCCAAATGACCACCACCGAACTCTCACCCAACGCCGCGCAATTCGCCGCCACAGCCCAGCCGAAGAAGAAGGCGCGCCCCGACCGCGACCTCGTCATCTACTCGACGAAGTCCGGGAAGTGGCACTGGAAACTCATGTCGCCCAACGGCCAGCTCGTGCAGGCCCGGTCCGGCCCGGACGGCTACAAACGTCGCGACGACGCCACCACCGCTGGCCGTCGGCTCCTCGCCACCATCGCCGACACCGCGGTCCGCCTGGTCGTCCACAAGGCCGACGGCACCATCGACGACCGCGGACTCATCTCATGAGCGACGCCCCCACGCACGCCCCCAAGTTCTGGTCAGCGAAACAGCGAGATCTGTCCTGGTACACCGTCAAGGACTGCCGCGACGTCGGCGACAGCTACGAGTTCTCCACGACAGACTCGACCGGTTTCATCCGGTCCAAGACCGACGTCGGTGAGCAGTTCGCCCCGGGTGACCAGTTCGCGCTCGAGACCGTCCAGTTCTCCCGCATCACCGGTCTGATGGATTCGGACGGCGTGTGGCGCTTCCGGCTGACCGACGAGGACCTGGCCGCCGAATCGCGCCGCCAGTCCGAGGACTTCGAGCGCCGCAAGCGCGAGCAGTTGGACGCCCACCGTGACGAGTGGACCGCGCGGGAAGCCGAGCTGCCGGACTGGATTCGGGCCCGGCTGGACAACTTCCGCACGCGCGCCGGCACCGAGCGCTTCGAGCTAGAGGGCTGGGGATACGAGCTAGCCATCGCGCAGCTCGCGGTCGCCTACGCCGACGGCAACGAGGCAGAGGTGGACCGGATCGCCGAGGAATACGGCACGTCGGGCAACCAGCACGACATGGCGAAGCTGCTCGCTAAGACGCACGCCGAGGGTGGCGATGCCGACATCGCCAACTCGGTGTCGGCATTGGCGTTCCTGACCGGATCGGCGGACTACTCATGACCGGCCAGCACTCCGACGTCGACGACGCTCGTCACTTCCTGACCGAGGCGAAGAACGATCCGGGCGCCGCGGGCTACCACCTGGTGGTCGCGCAGACCCACGCGATCCTCGCGCTCGTCGACGCCCTCAGCAACGTATCGCTGCCCAACTCGAACTACACCATCCACCACCACCCGGAAGGACCCACGAATGGCCCTCGCTACTGAACCGCCACCCGAACTGCCCTCCACCACCGCAGGTCTCGACCCGGACAACAGCGACGGGCAGTACATCAAGATCCGCGTCAACGGCCTGAAACTCGACAACCCACCCGGCAAGGGCGAAGCCGTCACCCTCATCGTCAAGGGCACCTGCCACGAGATCCACGACAAGACGATGAAGGACGGCGAAGACAAGGTCGTCCACTACATCGACGCCGATTCGGTGTACGAGCGCGGCAAGGTCCCGATCGTCGACGAAGGACCGAAGGGGCTGTTCGACTTCGTCTCCGACCAACGGCTCTGGGAGACGGCGAAAGACGCTGCATTCGAGCGCGGCGAGGTCCTCGATGACGTCGTCACCGGCTGGCTCCGCGACTACATCAACGCCGAACCCGCCGAGGACGCGCCGGCCGACGACGTCGACACGAAGACCGACGGCGGCCAGGTCATCCGACCCGCGTTCTCCGACCAGAAGAAGGACGACTGACCGATGCCGTTTGTGCTGCTGGCCGTGGCCAACTTCGCCCTGTTCGTGCTCGCCCTCGCCGCCATCCTCACCGGCGGTGGGCTGCTCCTCGCCGCCGCGTGGGCGCTCCTCATTGTCGAAGCGCTCTCCGTCGTCGGATGGGCACGGCTGGCAGCACACCGCGCCCGAAAGGACCTGCCCCAATGACCGACACCACCACCGGGCCGACCGTGCCGACATGCAGCCTGTGCCGCCGCGAACGCACCCTCGCCGACGCCTACGACTACAACCCCCTGCAGGTCATCACCGGCCAGCCCGTCGGCTGGTACTCCGGCGACGACGGCGAAGTCTGCCCCCAGTGCATGGCCAAAACTCTGAACGGCCAGCTATGACGAAGCACAACAACCCGACCAACGCCGACATCGCGGACCGCGGGCTGATCCTGCGGGGCCAGGTCGGCTCCGGCCTGCACGGCGTTACGACCGGCGCCGACGACCGCGACGAGATGGGCGTGTGCATCGAGCCACCCGACTACGTCGTCGGCCTGAACACGTTCGATCAGTACGAGTTCCGAACCCAGCCCGACCACCATCGCTCCGGAGCGGGCGATCTCGACCTCGTCGTCTACTCCCTGCGGAAGTGGGTGCGTCTCGCCGCGGCCGGCAACCCGACGATCCTGCTGTTGCTGTTCATCCCGGACCGCGAGATCGTCCACCGCGACACCGTCGGGATCAGCTACGAGATCCAGGCCGCCGCGGACCTGTTCGTCACCCGGCAGGTCGCAGCCAAGTTCGGCGGATACCTCGTGTCACAGAAGGAACGGATGCTCGGCCTGCGGTCACAGCGCACCAACCGCCCGGAGCTCGTCGACACCTACGGGTTCGACACCAAATTCGCCTATCACATGGTGCGCCTCGGTCTGCAGGGCGTCGAACTCCTCACCACCGGACGTATCCAGTTGCCGATCGCCGAACCGGATCGGACGTGGCTGACCGAGCTCCGCGCCGGGAAGCACACGAAGGAGGAGGCGCTCGACCGCGCCGATGACCTTCTGGCACAGCTCAACAACCTCCGCGACCATGCGGCGCTGCCTGAGCGACCCGACATGGAGGCGATCAACGAGAAGCTCATCCGCTGGTACAACGACGGCTGGGACTGGCTGTGGTCGGAATGAGCGACTTCACCACGAACGACATCGCGATCGCCGTCGAGATCCCCGGCGTATACGACGGCACCAGTGCGTATCTCCTCAAGGACGGAACCTGGCGAAACCGCTGGGACGGACTGGCTCTCCCGCGCCGCCAACAGGCAACCGCGGCATGGATCGAGCAGAACGGCGACACGTTCCGCGAAGCCAACCGCGACCTACTCGACAGCACGCGATCATGACTCTCGCCCTGACCGCCGACGAGCGGGACCTCCTCCGCGAAGCGCACCGCGTCATCGCTCCCATCGTCGCGACGTCCGGCATGACCGACCACGTGCGCACCAGCATGAGCGGCGGCGGAAACGGCCGGTTCTCCTACCGAGTGCGCGGCAACAAGCTCACCGGCTGGTGGCCCACCCAGTGGAACCCAGAGCGCGAAACGTCCATCACCCTCACCCGAGTCCAGAAGTGGGCCGACAGCCTCCCCGACGAGCTACGGGCCCGCGCGCTCGTCGCGTGGCGGGTCTACCCGGTCAACACCCGCGACATCCCCGCGCTGTACCGCATCACCCTCGAGGCGATCGGCCTCGACCAACCCGCCCAACTCGACCTCTTCCAGGAGGTGTGATGACCGACCTCGTCCCCGCCGCCGACATCGAGCGCATCGTCGGCACGCCCCGCCACGACACGAAACACCTCGCCCGCGCCGTCAGCTCCACCCAGACGGTGTTAATCCTCCACTCGCGCGAATGCCTCGACAGTGGAATCGATCTCCGCCGTTGCCGCTACAGCCGCGCTCTCGACCGCGGCATCCAGGAAGACCTCTGGTCACGCCACTGCGACACACCCGTCGAGATCCGTATCCGCGACACCCACCTCGTCCCGGTCCAAACCCTGCCCGACGGCCAGGCCAGCATCGAGTTCGACGGTGACGAGCAGTGACCTACGTCGAGTACCTCATGAACGATCGAGCGAAGTGCCCGTGGCTCCCATATGAGACCCAACCGGGTGTCTGCGACCGCTGCGGCACAGCCCTCACAGGTCGCCGGAAACGCTGGTGCAGCGACGCGTGCATGTACGAGTGGCGCGGCGAGCACGACTGGACCGCCGCTCGGGAGAAAGCGAAACGGCGCGACGGCCGCCGCTGCGTGAAGTGCGGCAGCACCCGTGCGCTCGAGGTGAACCACATCGTCCCGCGCGTCGGCCGCGGCTACGGCTTCGGCTGCCACAACCACCAGTCCAACCTCGAAACACTCTGCCACGACTGCCACCTCGTGGTGACGAAGCAGCAGGCCGCGGAACGTCGCGCAGCCCAGCTGGGTCCCACGCTCCTCGACGTCACGGATGGAGCCGACAAATGAGCCGCGAGATGAAGCCCCTTCCCGGGGTCCTCACGACCGCCGAGCGGATCCGGTACCGCCGGTGCCTGTGGTGCGAGTGGCACCCCGAAGCGCAGGGGCACGCACCCGAGTGCCCGACCCGACTACACGACAAGGAGGCCCAGAGTGGCGCGTGAATACGTCAAGTCGTGGTTCGCCATGTTCACCGACGAGGACTTCGCCCGACAGCCCTACAGCGACAAGTGGCTGTACCAGGTGCTCCTCGGCCAGCCCGCCCTGAACTACGCCGGCGTCCAGCCGATCAACATGCGGCGCTGGCGCAAGGCGATGGCGACCGATCTCGGTGTGCCGTCAGAAGCGGATCTCGAGAAGATCCTCATCCGGATGGAGCGCCGCGGGTACGTCTTCACCGACGAGAACACCGGTGAGGTGCTGGTGCGGTCGTTCATGCGCGTCGACCAGGTGTACAAGCAGCCCAACACGTTCAAGTCGGGGCTGCGGGCCCTGGCGCACATCGAGTCCCCGAAGCTCGCCGCGGTGATGCTGAGCGAGCTCTCACGCATGCCGGTCCCGGAGACCAAGAGCGACAAGCTCGCCGCCGAACTCGACGCGCTGTTCGGCGCCGCCTCAGCGCATCTCGACCGACTGTCCGAAGGGATCACCGAACCCTTCCCGGAACCCTTCGCCGATCCCTTTCCGGAAGGGATGCGGGAACCCTTAGCGGAAGGGATCACGCGACCTGCGGAAACGGAACCCATCGCGGAAGGGATCACCGAAGGGATACCGGAAGGGTCGGTTGGGGTTGAGGTTGGGGTTATCTCACCTTCCGAAGTACTTACGTTGGGGAGTTCGCGTGCGCGCGAGGCTGATCCCGACGTCGTCGAGTCCGAGCCCGCACCCCACCCGATCGGACCCCCCAACGGCGACCCCGAACCACCAGCCCGCTGCAAAGCCCACGCGGACGACCCGGACCACACTGCGCCCTGCGGTCCCTGCGCCAACTTCCGCAAGGCGCACGATCGGTGGGCCGACCGCGAACGCCGCCGCACCGCCGCCGCCCAGTCCGAAGCCGCCCGCACCGCGGCCGAACTGCGCGCCGCCGAGATCCGAGCGTGCGACCTGTGCGACGACGCCGGCTACCGCGGGAACCGCGTGTGCGACCACGACCCAGAGACCGCCGCGCGCGCCGCCCGCGGGATGGCACTCGTCCGCGAACAGCTCGCCGCCTCAGCCTCGAAAGGAAGCTCGTCGTGACCCAGCCCCACCTGCCCGACTTCGCCGCGCACATCCCGTGCGACTCGGCCAGCCCCCGCGTGGTGTGCACCGCGCCCGCCACCCACCGCGTGGTGATGCACCCGCCGAAGACGCCGAACGACCACACGTGCGGCCACCACGTGACGCTGCTGTGCCAGCACTGCGTGCAGGTCGTCCGAAACCACGTGCGCCGCACCCTCACGAAGAAGGGCGCACCGCAGCCTGTATGCCCGGTGTGCGACATGCGGTTCTACGCCATCCGTGACGTGATGCAGGAGGTGACGGAACTGTGAGGACCGAGAAGCGTTCCAAGGTGGTTGCCGTCGACACCAGCGACAGCGCCGACTCGCCGATCGAGTGGCGCATCCACGTGATGCGGCACCCCGACGGATTCGGGCGGCTACCGGCCGGCAGCCCGTCGGCCGAAGACGTCCCGACCGATGCGCTTCGCGCGCTCCTCGCCTTCGCCATCACGGGACTCGCCCTGTCGGGTGTCGACGAGGCCGTCGGGATCGTTCGCGACGAACTCGCCCGTGACGCCGGAGAACCGATCACGCAGACGAGCGCCGTCATCGCAATCCCGACGATCGACCACCTGGGTCCGAACGACACCGTCGCCTCCGTGTACCGGCGGGCCGCATGGAATCTCGACAACGGATACGAGCCGGGAGGGTCCAACGTGAAGGCATCGATAGCCCGGACACTGCTTGCCGTCGCAGACTCGATCGACGAGGCGAACTCGTGACGGGCCGCGACATCGTCGACGACATCGACGCCCTCATCGACGAACAACTCGCCGCCGGCGAAACCGGGCAGGCCCGCCGCGCCGCCACCGCCGACCGCCGGTGCGGGCACTGCGGCCGCGCGTGGCACGGCCTCGCCATCACCACCCGCATGGAGGAGATGCGCCGCGAGTACCTCACGAACGTCGTACTGGCCCGGATGCGGGGCGAGGAGTACGAGTACGCCGAATCGGCCATCCTCGGCGACTACCGCCACGCCGACGACGACTCCACCGTGCTGTGCCCGGGATCCGAGTTCATCGGACCCCTACCGTCGACCTGCGACGCAGCGGCGAGCCTGACCGACGACGACGGCTGCCAGTGCCCCAACTGCCTGATGTGGCGAGCAGCGTTCTTCGCCGGCGTCAGGCGGAACCCACTCGATGCGGCCATCTGGGCACCCGGACAGTGGCGAGAACCGGCCCGCTGGTGGCGACTCGACATCACCGCCCACCGCCACCTCGAGCAGATCGAGGTGACCTTCGAAGTCACATCACTCGTCATGACCGTCACGGACGGATTCGACATCCGCACCGGCACGACCGCGCTCCTCCGCGACCCCGCGACGGGGTCGACCAGCCACCAAAGCTACGACTCGGACGGTTTGCCGCTCACACTCGACATCCACGGCGCCCGCCCGTACGACCTCAGCGGCCTACTCACCTGGCACGAAATCGACGGCCCGGGCGGTGACTACGTCCGCTCACGCGCGGTCGTCTCGACCAACCGCGTTGACCGGTGGTTCGACGCGCGCGGCCTGTGGTTCCTCGCACCACGCGAACTCCGCGCGGTCGGCCGTCGGGTGATGGGCCGCGCCGGCCGCACCCGAATCCCCGACGGAGCGCCGTACCTGCCCATCGGCATCACGATGCCGCAGCGCGGCGACACCGTCGGATACGAGATCGGCGGGCGCGTCTACACCGGCGTCGTCACCGCCATCGATCCGGGCGAGCGCTCAAACGAGTACTCCCTCACGGTCGAGGACCGCAGTTTCAACGTCAGGGAGGTCGAGTGAGCATCACCGGCCTGGACCCGTCCCTCACCAGCACCGGCATCGCGATCCTCGCCCGCCACGAAGGCGACGACGTCGCGCACGTCCGCACCCTGCGGTCCGTCGGCCACCAGTCGACCGACTCGAAGTCGTGGGTCCACCGCTCCCGCCGCATCGTCACCCAAGCCCGCTTCGTCGTCCAGGCGATCCCCCGGGACACCGAACTCGTGGTCATCGAGGAGATGCCAGCCCACATGAAGATGCAGCACTCGCTGATCGACCGGTGGGTCCTGTGGTTCGGCATCGTGTCCCAGCTCGACCAGATGAGAATCCCCGTCGCAGTGGTGAATCCCGCGACCCGCGAGAAGTGGGCCACCGGCAAGGTGGTGCGGGGCCTCGACCCGAAGGACCGCAAAGCGCGCGTCACCACCGCGGTCCGCGCCCAGTGGGACGGCCACCTCGAGCAACGCGTCCGCAACCACGACGAAGCCGACGCCCTCACCCTCGCATCGATGGGCGCACTCCATACCGGCTGGACACTCCCGTTCGACGTCGGGACCTGGCAACACAATGGCCTCGCATCCGTGACTTGGCCGAAGGAGGACGCGTGACCGTCTGCCCGCGCTGCCATCTCGAGATCCCCGCGGCCGCCGACTCCTGCGACGACTGCACCCCGGCCCCGGTGCGCGAGCCCGAACCCGAACGGCCCGCCGTCCCCGTCTACTCCGAGAACCTCCGCGTCGACCGAGACCGAGCATTCACCCAGCACGCCAACGAGAGGCACCCGAACCGATGACCCAGCCCATCGACGCCGGCCTCAACCCCCACGCCCAGGACCAGCTCGTCGAGAAACTCACCGACATCCACTCATGGCTGTCCGAAGACCTCGACGCCACACTGATCCGCGACACCGCGTTCCGCGACAACTCGGAGCGGGTTTCCGGGAAACGCGCCGACAGCGAAGGCCCCATGCCGTTCGACGACGCCGCGGCCGAAGCGGCACGCGAACTCCACGGCGCGCTCCGGGCTGCCGTCCTCTCGGTGTGCACCGAGCGAGGCCTCACGTGGCCCGGCGAACGCCGCTCCCCGTACCTCGCGATGTGGTTGGCGCGGCACATCGTGTCACTCGCCGTGTGCGACAACGCGACCCACATCGCCCACACCATCACCGCCGCCCACAAGACCGCATTCGCCGCCGTCGACACCCCCGTCCGCCCCCACTTCCACGGCTACTGCGAGATGTGCGGCCAATCGCTGTGGTCCCGCGGCGGCGACACCCTCACCTGCAAGAAATGCCGCCGCGTCGTCGACACCGACTACCAACGCCAGCTCGTCGACACCGAACTCGAAGGCCGGTTCTTCACCGCCAACGAACTCGTCGACGTCGTCCGCGACCGCTTCAAGATCGACATCAAACCGAAGACCGTGCACGACATGGCCTACCGGCGCCGCGAACGCCTCCCCGTCCGAGGCCGCACCCGCGACGGCCAAAAGCTCTACCGCGCCGGCGACGTCTTCCACCGACTCCGACAACAACAAGACCGACGACAGCAGAGGAAAACACTGTGACCGATGAAGTGCCAGACCTGTGCGCCAACCTCAAAGACTCACTCCGGTCGACGCGGCGGGCCGTGCCAGAGGCGCAGGACGACGATCTTCGACTCCGCGAATGGGCCACCTCGCTCGCTGATCCACATTTCTGCCTCTCGGTGCCCGAAGAGGCGAAGCGAGTGATTCGTGCACTCCTAGCCGCGCTCGACCGAGTTGAAGCCGATCGGGACGAATGGGCGAGCGTCGGTGGTGAGCACGACATCGCACGCCGAGCAGCTGAAGCCGAACACGACGGCGCTCTCTCGACCATCCAGCAGGTGCGAGACCTACACGCGCCGGTCGAGGCGCTGAACGTGCGCTACAACCGACGCCAGAAGGTCTGCGCCGCATGCGGTACCGACGACGGCAACTGGCAGCTGTGGCCCTGCCCGACAGTCCGCCTGCTGCCAGATGCAGCGACACAGCACGAGGGTTCTTGACAATGGCGCCGAATCCTGTTTCCTTAGGCTTAGCCGTGAGGCGTCCTGACCCTGGGATGTCCTGACGGCATTCTCATTTCACCCCCTACAGAAGAGCCCGGCGACGGCTGCAACCGTCCCGGGCTATGGCCGACTGTCAAGGAGTCGACATGGCCCAGCGTATCGATCGAGCCCTCGCAACCAAGACGCCACGCCCGCAAGATGTGGCCATCGAATGCGTCCACCCTGGCTGTTACGCAGCCCCACAACAGGACTACGAGTTCGTCCTCCCACTGTGCATGCGCCACCTGATGAAGGTCCTCGCACAATCAGAGACGATCCTCAACCGCGCCAAGCGGAACTACATCGTGAAGAACCAGGGCCGACGCACACCAGTCCGACGCGAGATCGGACACGGACAGTTCCACGGATCGGTCGTCTACTACGTACAGTTCAACGGCCGCATCAAGATCGGGTTCACCACGAACCTCGAAGAACGACTCACCACCATCCCCCACGACCGCGTCCTCGCAGTCGAACCAGGCGGATGCGGAATCGAACGCACACGACACCGACAGTTCGCCGACGAACGTGTCACCGGCGAATGGTTCGAACCCAGCGAACGACTCCTCGCCCACATCGCCACCCTGAACCCTCAGCCACAAGGCTGAGCACACACCCCGTCGCGGCGCGGCCGTGCGCGCACACCTTCGACACCACACACCCGATGCTGGGCTGGCATCAACCGTGCGGTGACCGGGCAACCCCGCACCGGACCGAACACGCAGCACCCGCGCCGTGACGGGCCCCCAACCGACACGAGAACCCCATGGCCAGACGCCGCCCCAACCCCGAACAACGCGGACTCGGACACGCACACAAACAGCAGGTCAAACACCTCAAAACCCGACACGTCGACGGAACACCCTGCTGGTGGTGCGGCAAACCCATGTACCTCGACCGCACCCGCAACCCCGACTACAACCCCACCAGCCCCGACCCCGCATCAGGCAGCCTCGCCGGCGACCACACCCTCGCCCGCACCCACGGCGGAACACTCGCCGACCGACTCCTCCACGGCCGCTGCAACAAACAACGCGGCGACGGACGACACGACCACACCCGCCCAGCCCTCACCGGCAAACACCAACCAGCCCCCACCACCCACCTCGCCATCAACTGCTGGCCCTAACAGCCCACCCCACACCCCCACCCCCCAAAAATCCTGAAAGGGGGGCCTCGCGCGCCACTCGCCGGTGA